TTTTTGGAATTGATACAAGACCAAAATGAGTATAAATTACCAGATGAAGTTATCGAAGTTCAAAGTATATTTCGACGTGCAATTGGTTCAAGATCTGGAATGGGTGCTGGTGGGACATTATTTGAACCATTTAACTTAGCCTATACCAATACTTACTTGATGAGTGGTAGTATGATGGGTGGTTTGGCAACTTATGAATTATTTTCTGGATATCAAAAACTCGTAGGTAGAATGTTTGGTAGCTATATTGAATTCAAATGGAAACAACAAAGTCATATTCTTACTATTCTTCAACGACCATTTGCTCAAGGCGAGCAGATATTAATAAAAACTCATAATTTTCGTCCCGACTTTGTACTACTTACCGACATCTATGCTAAACAATGGTTGCGAGATTATACTCTTGCATCTTGTAAAATTATGCTAGGACAAGCTCGTAGTCTATTTGGTAATATTGCTGGTCCAACTGGCGGTGGTATAACCCTAAACGGAACTGCGTTGATTGCCGAAGGGAAAGAAGAATTAGCAGCACTAGATAAAGAATTGAACGAATTTATGGCTGGTGGAACTCCTACTACATTTATTATTGGATAATCAGTTGACATTCTCCTCCCATTGATGTATAATACCATCATTTGGGAGATCACATGAATACACAACACAAACATATCATTGGAATTGTCGGCGCAATTGGCGCTGGAAAGGATACCGTAGCTGATTACTTAACTAACTTTCATAGTTTCCGTAGAGAATCATTTGCCACAAGTTTAAAAGATGCCGTGGCGGCTATCTTTGGCTGGGATAGAAATTTACTAGAAGGGCGCACTAAGCAATCACGGGAATGGCGAGAACAGCCAGATGAATGGTGGGCTACACGATTAAACATGCCTCATCTAACTCCTCGTTGGGTATTACAATATTTTGGTACTGATACCTGTCGCATGGCTTTTCATGATGATATATGGATTGCGAGTTTAGAGAGAAAATTACTTTCTAGTGACGATAATATTGTCATTTCTGATTGCCGATTTCCCAATGAATTCAAAGCTATTCAAAATGCTGGTGGTAAAATTATTAGAGTTAGAAGAGGGGATGATCCAGAATGGTTTAGTGTGGCATCAGTAATTAATCGCGGAATAGAAAATGAATATTTATTGGAACACTATAAAGAACTAATGAATAGTTATAATATTCATAGTAGTGAATGGGCATGGGTTGGATTAGAGTTCTCACACGTATTAAAAAATGATGGAACCATAGATGAGTTATATCAACAAATAAATAATTTAGTTATTTAAAAATCTGGTCGTAAATCCCCCTGTTTCCAAACAACCCCTTCTCTATGAAGTAATCTCTGACAGTTCGCACAGACTGTTTTGAGATTACTAGGACGACAATTGTTTAAGTTGCCGTCTATATGGCAGACATTAAATACTTCCGCATATCCTGACTTAAATCCACATTTATCACATTGATTTTTGATACGATACCCAGCTTTATACCATCGACAAACACTGGGGGTGCCTTTGAGGCACGCCTCGCATAGCTTTCTATAATAAGTACGCCCATTCTTAATGTAATTTATTGCGGCTGGTTTGCATCCGCATGAACAAAGTGGTCTCATATCTTTATTTACATAAAGTGGACCTTTTTGTCCCTTTTTTTCCTTGTATATCAATGCCAAAACTATAAAACTTCATAAATACATTCATAACTTGTATTCAAGGAGATTATAATATGGCCCAACTTAGCTCACCAGGCGTTAGTGTAACAGTTATCGATGAAAGTTTCTACACACCAGCGGCACCTGGCACGGTTCCTTTAATTGTTGTTGCTTCAGAAGAAAGCAAACAAAACGGATCATCCACCGGCATTGCCGCTGGAACATTAGCAGCAAATGCTGGTAAAGTATACTTACTTACCAGTCAAAAAGATTTATCAGATACTTTTGGTACTCCAAAATTTATCACAGACGCAAGCAACAATCCAGTACATGCTGGTGAACAAAATGAATATGGACTTCAAGCAGCCTATAGTTATTTGGGTGTTAGTAACCGAGCATACGTTGTTCGTGCTGACATTGATTTAGCACAATTAACTGCTCAAACAGCAAGTCCAAATGGCACTCCATTAGATGGAACATTTTGGTTCGATACAGCAAATACTAAATTTGGTGTTTTTGAATGGAATGCTTCTTCGGCAGCAGTGACCAATGGTCAAACATTTATGGTAAAATATCCTACCGTAATTACTGATACTACTAAAGTCACTGACTTTTCTGGTGCGGATTATTCACCACTATCTAGTATTGGTGCTGTCGGTAGTTATGCTATCGTTGCGGTAACTACTTCTATTAAATTATGGTATAAAAAAGCACTCACTAATACAGTTGCTGGTTGGGTAGAAGTTGGTACTGAAGACTGGATAGCAAGCTGGCCTGTAGTACAGGGTACAGTAAGTGCTCCAGATTTAACCGGTGGTAAAACACTAGTTATCAATACAGTATCTACTGCCGGGGCAACACTGGTTGACTTAGTTGATGATATTAATACTAAACTTGCTAGTGCCGGCATTTCTGCTGCTATTATTAATAGCAAATTGGAAATATACTCTACTGGGGTTGATGTAAATATTGCTTCTGGTACTGCTGCGACTACTGTCGGTATAGATCTTAGAATATACAAAGCACCAAGAACAACAATAGCTCCTCATACACAAGTGCCGCCTTATAAATTAAGTGCTAGCAATCTTCCAAGCGGTTCGTTATGGATTAAAACAACTACTCCTAATTTAGGCGCTGATTGGATTGTAAAACGCTATAATGCAAATACAGGTGCGTGGTCAGAGGTTGCTGCTCCCATTTATCCATCTAGCGCAGCTGCGTTACTTGGTGTTGATTCAACTGGCGGCGGCATCAATCTTGCTGCAAACACGCTTTATGTTAAATCAAATGATACAGAAGAAATTGACGCACTTGCTAATTTTAAATTGTATCGTCGCAGAGGCGTTGGTGCAACTAACATTACTTCTGGTGTGATCGTTGCTAGTACATTTTCTGCTCAGGCATATTCATTCCAAATATCTGAAACAACTATAGGCACTTCTGCTTATACCACGCCAGTAACTGTGGGATTTACTATATCTGGAACTCCAACGGCAGCTGGTAATTCTGGAGCGGTGTTGACTGCTATTCAGGCAGCTTTGGTTGGCTCGAATATCGTTGCTACTTTAAATTCATCAAATCAAATCACAATCAGTCACATTAATGGCGGTGATATAAAGTTGATAGATGTAGTTAATGCACCATTAGCGGCATTATTCTCAACATCAACTACTGTCAATTATTATGCCGATCCAGCCAGCGCCGGATTCGTGGCAAGTTTGTGGACAGCATTAACTGATGATAAAACTGGTGGATTCGCTATAGCGACTACTGATGCCCCTACAACTATCGCGGAAGACGGGCAACTATGGTACAATAGTGTTATCGATGAAGTAGATATCATGATTCACGATGGTGAAAAATGGGCAGGATATCGCAATGAATTAGTTGGCACTGATGAAATGGGTCCTCAAATTTCAGCAACTGCTCCTAAAAAACAAAGTGATGGCTCTACTACATTGGCAGATGGCGATTTATGGATCAGTACTGCTGATTTGGAAAATTTTCCATTAGTTTACAAATGGAACAGCTTCATAGCAAAATGGGTATTAGTTGACAATAGTGATCAAACAACCGAAGATGGAATATTATTTCATGACGCACGTTGGTCTACTTCTGGTGAATCTACAACTGCTAGTTCTATAACTGACCTGCTATCAAGTGATTTCGTTGACTTTGACGCACCAGATCCAGCACTATACCCAAAAGGTATGTTATTATGGAATCTACGTAGAAGTGGCTTTAATGTAAAAAGATTTGCTGTAGATTATGTTGATACTTTGGCTAGAAATGTTAGATATAACAACAATGAACCAATGACAGATTATTATCCACATCGTTGGATTAGTGAAGCTGGGAATCAAGAAGATGGTTCTGGTACATTTGGTCGTAAAGCACAACGTAAAGTTGTTATTCAATCTTTACAAGCATTAGTTAACAGTAATCAACAGCTACGTGACGAAGAAAGCCGTGTGTACAATCTATTAGCATGTCCGGGATATCCTGAACTTGTTAGTGAATTGGTTAGTTTAAACACAGACCGTGGATTAACTGCTTTCGTGGTTGGTGATTCGCCAGCACGATTAACACCAGATGCTACTTCATTGAGTAACTGGGGCTTTAATGTTGGGTCAGCTACTGAAGATAACGATATCGGTTTAGTGTCAAGTGATGAATATTTGGGAGTTTTCTACCCATGGGGATATACTAGTGATAATATTGGTAACAATATAGTTGTTCCACCTAGTCACATGATATTACGTACGATTGCATTAAGTGATAATGTTTCGTATCCTTGGTTTGCTCCTGCTGGAACACGCCGTGGTGGTATCACAAATGCTAGTGCTACTGGATATATCACCAGTGAGGGTGAATTTCAATCAGTTGCGCTGACTACTGGACAACGTGATACGTTAGCTAGTATAAAAGTTAATCCAATTACATATATCACAGGAAGTGGTCTTGTTAATTATGGTCAATTAACTCGTGCTAGAAACGCAAGTTCATTAGATCGTATTAACGTAGCTAGATTGGTAATTTACCTTCGTAGACAACTATCACAATTGGCGAAGCCATATATCTTCGAACCAAATGATAAAATCACACGTGATGAAATTAAACAAGCAGCAGAAAATCTATTATTAGAATTAGTAGGTCAACGCGCATTGTATGATTATGTTGTAGTATGTGATACAAGCAACAACACACCAGCTAGAATTGATCGCAATGAATTATATCTTGATATCGCGATTGAGCCAGTTAAAGCAGTGGAATTTATTTATATTCCATTACGTTTGAAAAATACTGGTGAAATTAAAGGCTTAGGAAAATAGGAGTATAACATGTCAATTGCAACATTAACAAGATTTACTGTTCCGCTAGCATCAGATCAAAGTGCTAGCACACAAGGTATGTTGATGCCTAAGTATGCCAACCGTTTTCGAATTATGTTCGAAAACTTTGGTGTATCAGGTTCAACTACTGAATTAACTAAACAAGTGGCGGAAGCTGCTAGACCAAAAGTTACATTTGCTGATAACAAAATAGAAGTTTATAACTCAACTATTAACTTAACAGGCAGACCAACTTTTAGTCCTATTGCTATTAAATTACGCGACGATGTAACTGGTGCGGTTAGTAAATTGATTGGTGAACAAAATCAGAAACAATTTGACTTTTTTGAACAAAGTTCAGCTGCTTCTGCTGGTGATTATAAATTTACTATGCGTATTGAAATGTTAGATGGTGGTAATGGTGCTAACACTCCTACTGTTCTTGAAACATGGGAATGTTATGGTTGTTTCCTTAAGGATACTGACTACAGTGCCTTGAAATATGCCGGACAAGAAATTATACAATTATCATTATCAATACAACCTGATAATTGTGTACAAATTGGGCCAACTGCTGGATTCGGTACAAGTAATTTTGCACGTACTACTGGCACAATGGCCATTGGTAGCTAATAGTAATATTACATTTGTAAAAAGCCCATACGGGCTTTTTACTTATCATTAAGTATGTATATAATTATTTCATAAATAATATTATGTCATTTACTCCAATTAATCAATTAAACGCCGATTCGACCACATGGTTTCGTAATCAACAACATGCTTCACGCTTATTTGTCGATGATCAATTTAGACTTGCTCCAAAATCAGGATTCTTATTTCATGTAGCATTTGGTATTAATCAAGACACGTTGAAGAATATCGACCTAGTACAACGTCATCGAAATGAAATTAATATGATGGTTAAAAGCACCACCTTACCTAAATTTACGATAACGACGGAAACACTAAATCAATACAACAGAAAAAAAGTTGTACAAAATCAACATAAAATGGAAAACATCGATATTGTTTTTCATGATGATAATATGGGATTGATTAATCAATTGTGGCAAAATTACTACAGTTATTATTACGCAGACTCCTCATCGGCTGCTTCTGGAAAATCCTATACTAGAAATGCAACTAAAAGCTTTGATTACATCAATGGTAATTATGGCTTTGATAATGGTAGCTTAAATCCATTTTTCAAATATATAAAAATATATCAAATGGCTAGACACGAATATGTTAGTTATACGTTGTCAAATCCCATTATAGCAAGTTGGGGCGGTAGTTCGGCATTGGCATATAGCAGTGCTGAAAATAGTAGTTTTTCTATGAGCATCGCTTATGAGGCAGTATCGTATTCCTCTGGTATAGTTTCACCGGATACCGTGGAAGGATTTGGTACGGAACATTATGATCAAACACCATCACCATTGACAGAGGCGGCACCGTCTGCGTTTTATAATAATACAACCAACGCCAATAGTAGTCCGTCATTTACTAATGCCATGGATGTAAAGCAATTTGCACCTGCATTTGCCAATACTATAACGACACAGATTAACACCTATCAGAATACACAATCATTAAATAATCCTGGAACCCCTGGGATATCAACGAAGTTACTTGAAGTGACACAAGGCGTTGGTGGGCTACAAGGAGTTTCATTTCCGGTGGCGATTCCTGTTAATACAAATACAACACAAGCTACATTGAGAACTTTTCGGTAATTAATCATGTCTATAAACCTACCTACATCAACCAACACAGATAGTTCAGCCGAAGTTAAACAATTCTTCGACAAGTTTTTTGTCCATCAAGTTAGTTTTCCAAGTAACCAGATTGATGCGGTAGTGGGATTTTTCCTAAAACGCTCATTTGATTTAGAAAGTGCTAGATCAACGGCAATCGTATTATTAAATCAAGCTAGGATAGACGAAATAAATGTCTTCCAATTAATAGATACATTGAAGACATTAACTGATGTACAATTGAGCCAAGTAGTCGCGCAGGTACTTAACGCGTATCGTGAAAAAGTTAGCTTATTGGGTTATAGAATAGCACCAATTGTCGACACTTATGAAGCACGTAATATATTAGTATGAGCCATAAATTTGCAAAAGGTAAATTTAACATGAAGAATCCTAGCAAATATATAGGTACTAAAATACCACAATATAGATCTAGTTGGGAACTGTCATTTATGAATTTTTGTGACACTAGTCCAAGTATACAAAAATGGGCAAGTGAAGCAGTAAACATACCCTATAAAGATCCATTGAGTGGTAGAAATACCATATATGTTCCAGACTTCTTTATTCAATATCTTGATAAAAATAATAAATTAAATGTTGAATTAATTGAAATAAAACCCGCCAGTCAACAAATTTTCGAAAAGGTAGGAAAAAGTAAATATAATCAAGCACAGTTTATAAAAAACCAAGCCAAATGGACAGCAGCATATGCGTGGTGTAAGCAGCAAGGTATTAAATTTAGAATACTTAACGAAAATGACCTTTTCCATCAAGGTGGAAGATAAGTAATAGCATGAAGAAACTTGAAGAACTTTTAAACTTACCGGAAAGTAAAGTAATTGCCAATGCGGAAGAAATAAAACATAACCAAATAAAACCAGCTCCTAAAAATTTTAGAAATATATCAGAGTTTGATAAAATTTCAGCAGCATTGCCACATGTTAAAGGGTTGGGAGACATATCAGATACGGAATTTGATGAGTTGGCTACCAGGGCTACTCAGGCATATGATGATTTGATGGATTTGGGCATGAATGTAGAAGCACGATATTCAGCAAGGGTATTTGAGGTAGCATCCAGTATGTTGAAAAATGCCATAGATGCTAAATCTGCCAAAATAGATAAGAAACTTAAGATGATTGAACTTCAACTTAAAAAACAAAAACTAGACAATGATGCTACGCCAACTGATAATAGCATTGACATTCAAGGGGAGGGATTTGTAGTAGCAGATCGAAATTCCTTACTTGAGAAATTAAAGAATATGAAATAAATACAGTATTGGGATTACATAATGAAATCATTTAGAGAACACTTAATAGAAAGCAAACAAACCTATAATTTTAAGATTAAAATCGTGGGCGATCAAGATGCGGAAGCTGCTGATAAAATCAAATCAGTATTGGATAGATATAAGGTTGAAACTTTTTCAGAAGCTAAAACTACACCCATCCAAGAAACACAAGCGGACTTTCCTTCGCATCAAAATGTCAGTGTAACGATGTTTGAAGCAGATTTGTGCTATCCAGCAACTACTGTACAGATTCAAAACTTGGTAGCTGAAGCATTAAACTTATCACATAGTTGTGTTAAAATTCGTACATCAAGCGAACAGGACGAAGATGCCATTAATCATGCCTATGATGAGAAAAGTGACATTCCACTATTGGGAACTGACTATGATAAATCTTCGCATCAAGACGTCGTCGGTGATAAACATATCATGAGCCTATTGAAAGAATTGGGTAAAGAAAAACATCAAGGCACGCAATATAAAGGTGTCAATGATAAAATTTTAGCTAAAAAAGCACCGAGTGAAAAAGTTACCACGGTTAAAGCTGATAAAAAAATAGGTACAGTTAGCGCAGTCGGTTCTCAAAAAATTGAAAAACCAACCGCCGCTACAATAGGAAAATAAAATGAATTTTGAAGAATTATATAAAAAAATTGCAAACTTGGATAAGCCAGTAAAACCGTTGGATGAATCATTGGATGAATCATTAAGCGAATGTGCCTGTGATGGAACACCTGACCAGCCTGTCCAACAAGATACCGTAAACATGAATGTATCTATTACTGGTCAAGGTTCTAATGGTATTCGGGACCTTATGGATATATTAAAAAATATCGATAAACAACCAGAAGAGCCAGCGGGACCAATGATGGCACCGCAGATATCACATGATGAACCAGAAGAGCCAGAAGAAGTTGTTGTTATTGGTAATCCTGCCGAATCATACGAAGAGTACGAACCACAAGAACCTCAACACGAAGTTCCTGCTGATATGATACTCGGCGGTGAAGAAGAATTAGAAGATGATTTTGAAAATTCAGCCAAGGGATTTTCTGGTCCTAAAACATATGGCATTGCCGCAGTAACTGCAATTGGAGATGACCTAGCGAGCAAAGGTGGACCAAGTCCATCATCGAGAGCTCCTGGAAGCAATCCATTACGAAAAGTCGATGAATCATTAATAAGAAATTTAAACAATTTATATAATGAAGTAAAGAGTCGATAATATAAATTACATAAACTAAAAAATGGGCTCCGTGCCCATTTTTTATGTAAATAACATTATGGCAGCAGATAATTCACTAACAAAAAAAGCACATATAAAACAACAATGGACTGAACAACAAATTCAAGACATGATGCTATGTATGGACCCTGACTTTGGGTATCTACACTTCTCAAAATATTTCTTTCATATCCAACACGCGGTTAAGGGTAAATTATTATTTGAACCATTTGAATATCAAGAACGCCTACTAAGCAGTTATCATAATAATCGTTTTAATATTAATATGTTGCCACGACAATCTGGGAAAACCACCTGCGCATCAGCATATCTATTATGGTTTGCTATGTTTCATCCCGACCAAACTATATTGGTAGCCGCTCATAAATTTACTGGTGCGCAAGAAATTATGCAACGTATTAGATATGGATATGAATTATGTCCTGATTTTTTACGAGCCGGGGTAGTAAGTTATAATAAAGGTTCATTGGAATTTGACAATGGTTCCAGAATAGTAAGTCAAACAACCACTGGTACAACTGGTCGAGGTATGTCTATTTCATTATTATATTGTCTTGATGGTGATTCTACTGTTAAAATACGAAATAAAATAACATTGGTTGAAGAAGATATTACATTACAAGATCTATATGTACGATTATACAATCCTACACAGATTATTTAAATGACGAGTTTGCGTTTGTATAAATATATGAATACTAAATTAGAACAATTTATAAAAAGAAATAAACGACGCAATAAGCATTTATATGATATCGGATTAATAGCCGGGTACGATTATGTTATCTGTCCAGTTAGTAACGAACGATTGAGTATGATTAAATCATCATATATTGAAAAAATATTATTAATGTCAGTTGCTGATTACGATTCATTATATCCACACGTACAAAAAATTTGTAGAAAACGAGTGGATAATATCAAGGATGGATTACAACAAATTGATATCACTTCTGGATTGACAAAATATCAAATTAGTCAGGTCAAGGCGAAGGAAATATTGCAGATAGTTGGGGAAGATGGCTTGACTGGGTATGCCCGTAAAGGCAAAAAAACTAGACAAACTCACATGAATAATCTGGATGAATATGGTAGAAATGGATATTCGGTATTAGCCACGAAGGCTATTATAAAAGGAAATGACACAAAGGCAAAAAAAGGATTAATAGTTCCGCCAGAAAGAAGGGGGGAATTCTATCGTTATAAAAGCGTAGTGACTTATCTTACTGAAAGAGTTCGTAAAGAGCTAACATACGGCTATCAAACTGGGTTAGCTGGTGAAGATGGGGCATATCATATTGACCATATATATTCAATAATGCATGGTTATACTAATAAAGTTAGTCCGCTAGTTATTGGCAATATAAAAAATATGAAAATGATACCTTGGGAAGAAAATTTAGAAAAATCTAGAAATTCGTCAATAAAATTAAATGACCTACTAACAGAGGTTGGATATACTATTGAGCAATCACTTGCTGAATTTGAATACGTTATTCAGTATATAACTGAGGCAATCGCTAGTAACTTACCTGTTAGTGGGGCATATATTTTGGAAAAATTGAATGAAACAACATTATCAAAGTAATGCTATATACGAAATATTAACCCCCACCGGATGGGAGGATTTTGAAGGTATATTTTTTAATGAAAATGCTAACAAATCATCGCGTGTTATAGAATTTGAAGATAATACTAGTATTACGGCCACTGAGGAACATAGGTTTTTTATTAATAAAATTGAAATAAAAGTATCAGACTTGAAAGTTGCTAATTTTTTAGATTCAATATCCGGTCCATTAAAAATAACACGTATCGTAGATACTATATTACCACATACTTTTGAAATATTCAATGCAACTAATCATGTTATAATTGCGAATGCGATTCATTCTCATCAATGCGACGAATTTGCATTTGTGCAGCCAAACATCGCCAATGAATTTTGGACTTCTATATCACCTACGTTAGCGACTGGTGGTAGAGCTATTATTACATCAACACCTAACTCTGATGAAGATCAGTTCGCTCTTATTTGGAAAGAAAGTAAAGATACATTTGATGAATATGGGAATGAGAAAGCAGATGGAACTGGTAGAAATAGCTTTTTTGGATTTAGATCGGAATGGTGGGAACATCCAGACCGTGATGAAGAATGGAAAAAGACAGAACTTAGTCGTATCGGTGAAGAAAGATTTAGACGAGAATACGGGTGCATCGCACATGATTCGGTTGTAACAGTTAAGTGGCCATCTGGGAAAATTGAGAAGTTAACAATGGGAGATATTATGCGCTTATTAAGTTCGTAGTATATGACGAAATGATAAATACTAATATGTATTATGTATATATTTATAAAACACCAATTAACATTACAGTAAGTTATATGAGTATTTTAGCAGATCAACCGTTTTATATTGGTAAAGGCCACGGAAGCCGATATAAAGATCATTTATCAGAAACTGCAGAAACTACCTGTAATCATTTAAAATTTGCAGTAATTTCTAGAATATTAGCTCAAAATTTAACACCTATTATAGAACTGTATCAACTTGATTTAACTGATGCAGCAGCAAAATCTCTTGAAATTGATCTAATTAAACAGTACGGGAGATTAATCGATCATACTGGGCCGTTGACAAATAAAACAGTAGGTGGTGATGGTTGTACTGGATATAAGCACACCGAAAAAACTAAACAATTACTAAGTATCCAACGAAAAGGAACCGTTCCATACAACAAGGGCATGACTCGTCCGGGAATCGGCGGTCGTACATTAGGCACTAAATGGTCAGAAACTGAACGGGAAACACAACGATTAGTTAGAAGCCATCCAGGATATTATGAGTTTACCAAATGTCCAATACGAGCAAAAAAGATAAGCGAATCTAAAAAAGGAAAACCAGGCTCGGCAAAAGGCAAGCAATGGTTTAACAATGGAGTTATTGAGACATATAAAGATAGCTGTCCTGACGGATTCATTAAAGGAAGGCTTCCTAAATTACAATTATCAAAACGAGGTATGAATTGGTATAACAACGGAGTAATTAATAAACAATTTAAAGAAGGAACGGAACTTAATGGATTTACACGCGGAAGAATTAATAAAAAATAAGTTAGGATTAACAGTTCTGACTGATACCGGTTGGAGCAATTTTGATGGGATTTTAGTTAAAGGTGTTAAAAAAATCCTTCAGGTAACTACGCAGCATCATTCACTTATGAGCACACCTGATCATAAATATTTTCTTAATGGATTTAAACCGATCGAAGGTAGATTATTGTTGCCTAAACAAAAAATATTAGTTAATGGTAAACTTGATAATGTTGTATCTGTTAAATGGCTGTTAGATGAAGAGCCGGTATATGATCTCTTCAATGTTGAAAAAAATCATAGATATTATGCAAATGACATTTTAATCAAAAATTGCGAATTTTTAATCTATGATGAAACATTAGTTAGCAGTCTTAAACTGTCAGATTTAGTGGGTAAAGAACCAATATTAAAAATGGGACAAGTTAGATGGTATAAAAAACCAACCCCTGGTCATTTGTATTTGTTGGCATTAGACCCAAGTTTGGGAACTGGTGGAGATTATGGTGGTATTCAAGTATTTGAATTGCCTAGTTTTACACAGGTGGCAGAATGGCAACATAACCTTACTCCTATACAGGGACAAGTTAAGATATTTAGAGATGTGATACGATATATTCAAGATGAAATAGGCATGGAAAATACAAATAGTATATACTGGTCAATCGAGAATAATAATGTTGGAGAAAGTGCTCTGGTAGTTGTTGAAAATCTAGGAGAAGAGACGTTTCCTGGGTTATTCTTAAGCGAACCATTGCGAAAAGGGCATGTAAAAAAGTTTAGAAAAGGTTTCAATACTACATTTGGTAACAAAATATCATCATGTGCTAGACTGAAATTTTTGATAGAAGAAGATAAAATGGTCATTAATAGTCGAGTGCTATTGAGCGAATTGAAAACTTTTATCGCATCAGGGGTAAGTTTTAAAGCAAAGGCGGGGCAACATGACGACTTAGTTTCGGCATTATTACTAATTATACGAATGAGCGTGGTGCTAGCAGAATGGGACCCATTTGTATTTGAAACCCTCAGCATAGACGAAATAAACACTGAGTGGGAAGCACCATTGCCCATCTATGTTTCAACTAATTTTTAATAAATATACTATGGACAATAATTTAGATAAAGTTGCGTTAGACCTATATGGTAAAATACAAACGCGTTTCCCAGATATTAAAATCGGGGATGAAAACGCACAAGTATTAACAAAAAAGAGTGATATTCCAAATGCCAGATTTTTTGAATTTGAATATGAGGAGAATGGTAATCCACTTGGCACTATTGCCATTACGTTAGATGCCGATGATGGAATAGTAATACAAGTTAGCGGTGATTTTGCTAATGATACATCTTCACAATATCATGACGCATTTAGATTTATCCGATCATTTAGGAAATTTGCCAAAACTCGGTTATTAAACTTTGATGTACAAAATATTGGCAAAAGCAATTTAGACAAAAGAGATTATGAATTTCAAGCCAAACCAAAAGAAATTCAAATAGAATTACCAAAGGAAACCCCAGTGATGGAAAGTAAAATGTTTGGTACTAGTCGTATCAGTTATCAAGATTTAGGTGAAGCACGTTTGATTGTAAAACATTCTCAACCTATTAACCCAGATTTTGCCGCTGGCAGGTCTCAGCATATTAAAGGCATCTATATAGAAAATGCCGATGGCGAAAGATTCAAATATCCATATAAACATCTTCATGGTGCTCGTGCATTAGCCGAACATATAAAACATGGCGGCAATCCATATGATTCAATTGGTAGGCATATTACTGGATTGAGTGAAGAATTGGCACAATTACGTAAATTCAAAGGTTATGTTACCAGACAAGAACAAGTTTCTGAAGCAATGGGTTCGGTAACTAATAAGGTTTTAGAACGTATCGAAGCAGTTAAGAAAGAAGTGCATAATTTACAACGTGGCTCGTTTTATGAAGCATTTGCTGAATCATTTAATGAAGCAGAAGAAAGAATTATCCCAGAAGAAATAATGAATGATTGGGTTGATCGGTTGACAGTTCGCACGTTTAATGAAGAATTGAAAGGGGTATTTCCATATTTGTACAATATCGTAGATGAAAGTGAATTACCAATTCGTGAAATAGATGCTGATGATTTGCTTGACGAAGCATTTGGTAAAGAAGCGTTGTCTAAAAGATTGAAAAAACAAGGTTTTGGCGATAGCGATTATTGGGAAAAAGGTAAAAAGGAAAAAGAAGAACGCCATGCGAAAGCTTCTGCTGAAGAAGAAGAACGTTCTAAAGCATGGAAGGAAAAATTTGGCAAGAAGGATGAATCATTTAATCCTGAAATGGCATTTGAATCATTTATTGAAAGCATAGTAGCTGAAGATAACGATGGCATATTTAGTTCATATCCAGCTGCTCAAAATAAAGCAATTGAAGAACTTAATATATTATTATCTTCTGAGTTGGCAGGTGGTACTCCTGGTATGCTAGCACTACATGGCATTATAAATGACCCAGAATTAACTAATAAGATTGAAGCATTGAGTACTGACGAGGAAATTCGTCAAGAAATTAAAGATTATATATTGGATAAAAATCCAGAATTATTAGGATTGTTACCAGCATTGACAACTGAAGATCCTGCGGAAATAGGTGGAACTGATGTGCCATCGGCGCCAGAAGCAATACCACCTGCTCCTGCTCCAGAATTACCACCAGAAGCAATGCCCCCTGAAGCAATGCCCCCTGAAACAGCGCCACCAGTTCCTGGTCAACCACCTGTGCCAATGGCAGAAAGTGTTAGCAAATCAATGAAAATGAAAGCTAAATTGGCTAAAGCAAAAACTGCTGGTGCGACATTGGATACACCATTCGCTGAAGGCATGACTATTCGCGACGTAATTAAAGAATGTGGTATGACACCAATGGAATGTGGTTATGAGGAAGAAAGTATCGAACCACAAGAATCTGGTGTAGATCAATTATTAAAAACTATTGTTGGATTTTGGAATAAAGAAGAACGTAACTTTACTATCGGGGGAACTCGCGCTAAAATTAAAATAGCAAAAGCAGTGGAAGATGGTGAATGTCCATCCGCAACCGATGATGATGTTAAACGAGTATTAATGATGATTAGTAAAATGGACCCGAGTTCAGAAGAAAATGATCAACAACAAAATGATGTGTTGAGATTGGCGGGTGTTAAAAAACCCAATGAAGAACATATCGATACTCGTGAAAGTAGCCTATTAAACAACATAAAAGTTATGAAAGAACAACCATTGGCAGAGGGTGTCATGGCACAAATTAAAAGAAACGCAGGATTATTATAATGAAAAAAGTTACAGAACAAGATTTAAATCAAAAAGTATCAGCCTTACAAGAAAAAATGGCAATAATTGAAAATTCACAACTAAATGATGGTGTTGGCGAATGGCTTGGTGGAATAGGTTCTGACATTGCCAATAGATGGGCTACAAAACAACCTGGTATTACCAATGCCATTAAGGGTTTTTCCGGTGATGTTTCCAAGGGATATAACGCTGCCCAAACTGCTGCCGGTACTGCTGCCGGTACTGCTGCCAAACCACAGGCTAAGCCAGCCGCTGCTAAACCTCGTCAAGCACCAGATCCAGAAGTTTTGAGAATTCAAAAAGAATTAATAGCTCGTGGTGCAAAAATTAAAGCTGATGGCATTATGGGACCTGCCACGCAAGCAGCTCAGCAAGAATTTGCAACAGGTGGTGCACATGATAGAGCAACGGAAATGGATGCTTATCTTAAAATGTCTCCAGAACAACAACATGCATACAATTTAGCTGCTTCGAAACCTGCTACTGGCGCACAACCAGCAGCACCTACATCTGCATGGGATCAAGCAGCAGCACAATCAAAATCCACTGGCAGTCAATTTGGTTTAAAAGAAGACATTTCGTTGAGTGATTCTATGAAGAAATATATGAATATGGTAGAGGCATCTTTTTTTGGTCAACCAATACCTGATGAAAACTCTATGGATATTACTGGTACTGCACGAGCTAACCAACGTAAACCTGGACAAGCTAAGCCATTTTCGGCAGCAAATATTCCATCAGTAGATCCAGCAGCGGCAAAACCATTTTCAGCTGCAGATATTCCTACTGAACCACCAGCGCCCGCTCCTGCACCCGCTCCTGCACCCGCTCCTGCACCCGCTCCTGCTCCACACCCTACTACAAAAGCAGACCCAGCAGTACTTAAACTACAAAAAGAATTAATCGCTAAAGGATACGAACTGAAACCTGATGGCATAATGGGTCCAGATACACAACGTGTGCTGGCCTATGAAAAAGAATTTGGCTCTGATTATGCCGCTAAACAAAATGCAGAATTGGCATCACCCATTAGTGAACATGTATCATTTGGGTATGACCAAGATCTTGCTAGAATAATAAGTTTGAGTGGAAAATAATTAAAAAATAGCTTGACAATATAACCAACGGCGTGTATAATCCTTATATGCGTTGTTGAGTTAGAACTAATTCTTTATCAACAAATTGTTAAAATAAAACTTGACAAGATAAATAATATCGCATATAATATGTATGTATTTTTAGTTAAGCAAGGTTGCTTAGCTAACTAAAGGCAAAAACTAAAGTCCAATTAAGGCAAATATAAGGGAATATAACAATGGCTACATTAGCAGAAATTCGTGCAAAATTAAAACAATCTGAAACAGGTTCTTCAGATACAAATCAAAGATTTCAAAGTGATAATTCAATTTATCCATTTTGGAATATCCAAGAAGGCAAAGACTCAGTCCTTCGATTTCTCCCAGACGGCGATCAAGACAACATTTACTTTTGGGTAGAAAGAGCAATGATTAAATTACCATTCGCGGGTATTAAAGGCGAAGCGGATAGTAAACAAATTACAGTACAGGTCCCATGTGTAGAAATGTACAATGATGGATCAGTATGTCCAATTCTATCAGAAGTTAGAGGTTGGTTCAAAGATCCAGCTATGGAAGAGATGGGAAGAAAATATTGGAAAAAACGTTCATATATCTTTCAAGGATTAGTAGCTGAAGATGGATTGAATGAACAAGATAAACCAGAAAATCCAGTACGTAGATTTATTATCGGTCCACAAATTTTCACATTAATTAAAGCAGCATTGGTTGATCCAGAATTAGAAGATATGCCAACTGATTATGTTAATGGTCTGGATTTCAGATTGAAAAAAGGAAGTAAAGGCGGATATGCTGATTACTCTACTTCTAATTGGAGTCGTCGTACACGTCCATTAACTGATATTGAACAATCTTCAGTTTCTAAACATGGATTGAATAACCTATCCAGCTTCCTACCTAAAAAACCAAATGACGTTGAATTACGTGTTATGATGGAAATGTTTGAAGCATCGGTCGATGGTGAAGCATATGATGCGGCACGTTGGGGACAATACTTCAAACCAGCCGGATTAAACCAAGCAACTGGTGATCCAACTCAAGCAACTCAACGTGCACCAGTACAATCAACTTCTGGTATCGTCGAAACAACTGTTGTTGAAACTCCCGTTGTAGAAACTACTGCTGTAGAAACAACTAGTAGTGATAACCGTGCTCAAGATATACTTGCGATGATTCGTAGTCGCAGTCAAGCACAATAATATCATAACCAGTGGGGAGAATGGATCTCCCCACTATTTCTACTAGGAGAATTATATGGCGACAAAAGCCTTCGATTTATCAAAATTTCGTAAAACCCTAACCAAAAGTATTGATGGATTAGGTGTAGGATTTAATGATCCTACTGATTGGGTAAGCACTGGAAACTATGCTCTCAATTATCTTATTAGCTCAGACTTTAATAAAGGTATTCCACTTGGAAAAGTTACTGTATTTGCAGGAGAGTCTGGTGCTGGTAAGAGTTACATTTGTTCAGGTAACATTGTAAAACACGCACAAGAACAAGGCATCTATGTTGTATTAATCGATAGTGAAAATGCTTTAGATGAATCTTGGTTACAAGCACTCGGTGTTAATACCAGTGAGGAACACCTGCTTAAACTCAATATGGCTATGATCGATGATGTAGCTAAAACAATCAGTGAGTTTATGAAAGAATATAAAACAATGCCAGAAGAAAATCGTCCTAAAGTATTGTTTGTTATTGATTCATTGGGCATGTTACTTACCCCCACAGACATTAACCAGTTTGAAGCAGGTGACTTAAAAGGTGATATGGGTCGCAAACCTAAAGCACTTACCGCACTTGTTCGTAATTGTGTTAATATGTTTGGTAGCTATAATGTCGGTATGGTATGTACCAATCATACATATGCCTCGCAGGATATGTTTGATCCTGATGATAAAATTTCAGGTGGGCAAGGTTTCGTTTATGCATCCTCTATTGTAGTTGCGATGAAGAAAATGAAACTAAAAGAAGATCTCGACGGTAATAAAACCAAAGAAGTTAATGGTATTAGAGCTGCTTGTAAAATTATGAAAACTAGATATTCAAAACCATTTGAAGGTGTTCAATTAAAAATACCATATACTACTGGGATGAACCCATATAGTGGTTTGGTTGATGTCTTTGAACAAAAAGGACTTTTACAAAAAGACGGCAATAGACTTAAATATGTATTGGCGGATGGTACTGAACTTAAACAGTATCGTAAAGAATGGGAACATAACACTAATGCATGTTTAGATACTGTTATGGTAGAATTCGCCGCTAATCCAAGTTCAATTATTACAATTGAAGATACATTAGAGGAAATTGAAGAATATGTTGAATGAAACACAAATAGGGGATTTTTGGCTATTATTTTCTGATTACATCGATAAGAAGCAAACAGAACTAGTTGCCGAAAGATATATAGAAATGCTGGCAGATTATGGCGTTCGTGATAGAGTACTGCAAGGTGCTACTGGAGCAGATCCTGTATTGGATCAAGCTATTGCTTATTATCTTGAAGATGATGAGGATGAAGAAGAGGATGATGACGACATTAAAGACTTGGATTTTTAATGAGTTGGTATTCTGATATAGCTAGAGATATAACTAAAATTCCAACAGCTATTGCGTTCTTCGAATCTGAAATATTAGTTGCGAAACGAGAATGTAATATTGTTGGCAATGTTGAAAAAGCAGCGGCATCAATGCCAGGTCTTGTTGAGCATAGGTTCGGTCAATTACAAGAGATCGAAGCAATTTTAGAATACCTTAACATCGAACTTCGTAGATTAAAAAGCCAACATTTTAGAAAATATCTAGAAAATTATAATCGAGCTTTAAGTAGCAGAGATTGTGATCGATTTATTGAAGGTGAGGCAGACGTTGTTGACTTTGAAAAAATGATCAATGAGTTTGCCCTCATACGAAATAAATGGTTGGGTATCACGAAAGCTTTTGACCAAAAATCATATGCGTTAAGCAACATAATTCGGTTACGTGTAGCCGGTATGGAAGACGCAAATATATAATTATAATAGGTATATTTCTAATATACCTATTGACTTTTCTTAATTCCTGGTGTATAATACCTTCAATGAAAACTATAGATCAATTATTAATACACCTAGTTGGTGATTCTGAAATTCCATTAGAAACACTACTACCACCTAAAGATGTAAAGCTATTACGTAGTCTGGCATCCGCAGTAAATAATAACTGGTTCATTACCGAAGATCAATCTAAATTGTTGGTCAGTGTCCTTACTAGACATCAATTAGCTCTAGCTATTAAAGATGCGTCAATCGAGCAGATATTATCAACACCATCAAATTGGTCTGCGCCATTTAGACAGATAGAAAATATTCGAAAATTATTTTTATCTGTTCATAATGACATACCCGTGATAGTCATTTCATTTTCATACTCCCCAGCATTACGTTCGTTAATGTTCAAGTGTAATTTTGTACGTCAAATTACCAATGGTAAATTATACCATGCTGACATTACTGAAAAAAATATCTACGCACTTGTAGCTATGTTGAAAGAATGTGGCTTTGACATTGACACAAATCTGTTAAATTATTATTCTATCATATCTGCCTGGGATGAAGATACTATTAGAAATCAATTTTTAGTATCAAATATCGTTGATAAAAATATATTAACTGAATTACCAGATAATTTACAATCTGCGAATGTGACTGACAAATTAATAATAATGGATCGTGGACATCGGTATCAATATATAGCTGAACATTCGGTTGATGAAACGACATTGTCCGGCATGATTGCTACCAGAAAAACTTCCAAAATATGGATTGATAGCATGAAATATTCATTAGTTGATATACTCCGTTCATTAATAGAATTACAACGACTCCCAATTCTTTTTACATTTGATACATTTGATCCTTTATTGGCTACCCAAAAATTAAAAGAAGTATCAAATGCCTTGGAGGAAGTTGGTATTTGTGATAAAATAGGAATTTATGTTAGGTTGAAAAATTCATGTGGACATGAGTTCAACCATATAATTTCTGAAAAAAAATATAATTGTTTATTGGATAACAATACAGTAGTGGCAGGTGTGCATTTTAGTAAATTACCAAAGTTCTTTATACGAACCGATTGGCAACCAATGAGTGTAATTTCCCTTAGCAACAGTTTCAGTAACAATTTACATAGTAGTAAAACATCAATATATGCTGCTCGATGTGATTTAATAATAACACATTCAGAACATGCCCCTCTTCTAATGGAGAGCTGTTATTGAAATAATAAGGAATATTAAATGTCAGTAAGATTAATCATTAGAGATGAGGTAAACATAAAATTAGAAAATTTACCTCTTGTCGCAAGAAAAAAATTAGCAGCAAAATTTAAATATGAAGATCCAACTGCCCGTCATCGTCCTTCTTTTAAGTTGGGCAGATGGGATGGTACGGTAAGTTTATTTGGTCTAGGTGGCAATGGCTATCTGAGCCAATTAGAAACAATATTGGAAATTCTTGATAGCATGGGAATTGCAATTGAGGATGTGGTTGATGAAAGAACACCAATCAATCTAACATTCAATATGGTGACAGAAAATTATTGGGCTGATCAAGGCAAAGTATGGCCACCTGGTCATGGACAGGCAGGACAGCCAATTATGTTGCGAGATTATCAAGTTGCTGCAGTCAATGCGTTCTTGACGAATCCACAATCATTACAGGAAATTGCCACTGGTGCGGGTAAGACAATCACTACTGCTACCTTATCACAATTGTCTGAACAATTTGGTCGGTCAATAATCATTGTCCCGAATAAATCATTGGTAGAACAGACAGAAGAAGATTTTATCAATTGTGGATTGGATGTTGGTGTTTATTATGGAGATCGTAAAGATTTGTATAAGACCCATACTATTTGTACTTGGCAAAGTCTTAATATTTTTGATAAGAAAAGTAAGAATTCTGAACATGATGTAATTACCTTAGCTGAATTTTTACATGAAGTTAAAACCGTTATTGTTGACGAAGTGCATATGGCAAAAGCTGATGTTCTAAAAAATCTGTTAACCCAGAACTTGTGTAATGCTCCAATTCGTTGGGGATTGACCGGTACTGTTCCCAAGTTGGCATTTGAATATGAAAGTATATTTGCCAGTTTAGGACGAGTAGTAGGTGGTATTAAGGCACACGAATTACAAGAAATAGGCGTACTGTCTGGATGTCATGTGAATATCACACAGTTGATTGACTTGCCCGAATTTGTCGCATATGCGGATGAATTGAAGTATCTAGTTACCAATGATGATAGAATGATATACATTAGTAAAATGATTAAAACAATTGCGGAAACTGGTAACACACTAGTATTGGTCAATAGAATTGATTCTGGAAAGTTTCTCATTAATGAAATTGATGGTGCTGTTTTTGTAAGTGGTGATGTTAAAACAAAAGATAGAAAGATCGAATATGATGAAATTAGAACTAGTGATAACAAAATTATTGTAGCGACATATGGAGTTGCCGCAGTAGGTTTGAATATTCCCCGTATATTTAATTTAGTCATATTGGAATCAGGCAAGAGTTTTACCAGAGTTATACAATCTATTGGCCGAGGTATTAGGAAGGCGGAAGATAAGGACTTTGTACAAATATGGGATATTACTTCTACTTGTAAGTTTGCTAAACGGCATCTTACCGAAAGGAAGAAATTTTATAAAGATGCAAAATACCCTTTCACTTTAACAAAAGTAGATTGGAACAAATAAGGACATACATGCAAATTTTAACATTAGACAACATTACATTTTCATTAAATAATCTACCAGATGAAGTAGATGATACTACTAGATTTGCTGTATTGGACAACAGCAATCCTCAAGACCCAGATTTCTTTTTCGTCCCATTGATATTTTTAGAATCATTCAATGCTCCGGCAATGGTACTAAAAATTGGCGATGATGAAGTAACTATGCCGTTAGATTGGTGTATAGCGGTTGGTGATAGTAGTAGTGCGACCAATATTGAAATACTACCATTAACTAGTTTAAATGATAGGGGATTCGATGCATTCATATATAATCCACTTAGTTCATTTAGATTAGAATTTAAACCAGTTGAGATTATAAACTTTTACAATGATGTGAAGTGGTATTTTCCAAAAATGAAAAATGGGCAATTATTAGCAACCCCATTACAATCTACACATAAACCTGAATGTGCTTACTTTGTGAAAGAAGTTTCCAGACAAAGTGAAATGATACATTTAGATAAATTACTTTAATAGGAATATAGCCATGGCATTAAAAGTAGCATATTTTCAACCAGTAACTATTGCGATAGATCAAATTCCACCAGTGGAATTTAGCCAGATTTATAATTTGGCAGAGATGTTACATGGAAGACCTGAATTAAATGATGCAAATAATCCACTCATCAGTATTCGAGGTGGTCAACAAATACAAGTATACCCAAATGAAATTGGATTAGATGTATCTTGGTTGATATCTTGGTTGGAGACAATCTGCCAAGGATATTTAGAATTGATTATCGCACAATCAGGTACTGAGGAGTTAAAATATTGTAAACCAACAGTAACTAGTATATGGACTATTCGCCAATATGCGGGACAATATCAAGAAATGCACACTCATCCTGGTGGCAATTTAAGTGGTAATATGTACATAAGTACTCCAGATTTGGCATTTGATAGTTTGCCATCTGACAGTCAAATATTATTTAGATTACCATTTACTAAAGATGTTGGTAAATTTATCATGAACGATACCTGGAAGTATAATCCACAAGCAGGTACCGTTATACTATTTCCCAGTCATTTGCCACATACCGTGTATCCGTGGAATGGTACTGGTCATAGGACAGTAATGGCATTTGATGTCGCATTAGAACCAAAAGATAATCTTGAATAATAGTTATTTACTTTTTACACTAGATAGGATATAATACCATATGGGCAAAAATACACATATAGATCTATTTAAAGATATGATACCAGCTGTAGATCTTGGAATAAAAGATTTGTGGGATGCATCAACCGAGGAAGGTCGTAAAGAAATTATTGGCGACTTATACAATCTCAATCGTTATATCAGTAATGTAAAGGGTACTACTAGAGAAATACAAGAACATTTTGTCCTATCTGTAAATGAATATTTTAACAAAGACTGGAACACTATACAGAAACATCCAAAACTATTATGGCAATTGTTATGTATGTGCAGTTATGATGGTAAGAAATTATTCTATCATGAATGGATTGGAAACAAAAAGAAAACAGGAAAAAGTAACAATAAAAAAATAGCATTCTTAGCTGATTTCTATCCTAATAAAAAAATGGTCGATATTGAAATACTGGCATCAATTATAACAGATAAAGAATTAAAATCGCTGGCTAAGGATTGTGGTCTGACAGAAACTGAAATTAAAAAAGCATTAAAATGATGGCATTAGCAACTACGAAACCTTATATTTGTCAATATTGCAATCACGGCTATACACGGGAAAGTACACTTTTCACGCATGTTTGCGAGCAAAAACGCAGAGCATTAGCCCAAAATGAAAAACATGTAGTGTTGGGATTTGAAGCATATAATACATTTCTTAAACAAAATCAAAATAGACAAGTTGAATTAGTTTATCTAGATTTTTGTAAAAGTCCTTATTATAATGCTTTTGTAAAGTTTGGAAGTTTTGTAAGCAACGTTAAGCCTTTGTATCCATTTAAGTTTATCCAGTACGTAGTGCGTAGTGGGGTTAAATTAGATCATTGGTGTAGAGATGACTTATATGATAAGTACGTAGTTGATCTAATAAGAACAGAAAATGTCGCTACTGCCCTAGAACGTAGTATCAATCACATGCTAGAATGGGCGGATGTTAATAATTCCTCATGGGATCAATACTTCTCTTATGTAAGTTTATCACGTGCTACCTATGACATAAAAGATGGTAAGATTAGTCCCTGGTTGATACTTAATTGTCAATCTGGAAAATCTCTTTTGAAGAAACTAGATGATGGGCAATTGTCGGCAATCAGTGTAGTCATCGACCCACAATTTTGGATGATGCGATTTAGAAAACTACCAAATGATGTTGCGATTGTCAACGAAGTAATTACGGCATCGAGATTATAATGGATATCGATATAGATTTCTTCGATAGAAAAGAAGCATTGAATAAACTAAAACATATAGTGGCATCACGGCAAACTGATGTCGAATTGAATGTTCATAATACTGGAGTGTATGTACATGCAATTCCTTATAATCCAATTACTAATTTGAGTACAATAGATTATAAGACTGCTGAAAAAAGAGGATACTTTAAGATAGATTTCTTGAATGTACATGTGTATAATGGCGTGAGAGACCATGAACACTTATCTAACCTTATGGAGACTGAGCCTATATGGGACCTATTAAAACAAGACGAATTTGTAAATCTGCTATTTCATTTGAACGGGCACGGAGATATTCTGAGAACGACCCAGCCGACTTCAGTGGAACAATTAGCTGCCGTCCTATCGATGATAAGACCCGCAAAGCGTTATCTGATTGGGAAAGACTGGATTACGATAATGAACGAGGTCTGGATTAAACCAACCACAAATGAATATTACTTTAAGAAGGCACATGCGATTAGTTACGCGATGGCCATCGTTGTACAAATGAACTTGTTAATAGAACAATTAACCTTTACGAACAAGAGTGATTGATTTACGTTTTACTCGTTTAATAGTAAGCTCCATTAAATTTACAACTGGGCCCAATATTATTCGAGTATCCTTACTATTAAATGTTTTAACCGCATGACTATACGGTTTTAATTGTGATTTACAAAATATAGATATTGGAAACTGTCGGTTAGATTCCCACCACCATATCTCTCCTATCTCTAAAAACGCAGTTTTTTCTTCTGGCGTCTTGATTGAATTATAATCATAAAAGCTAGTCACATATTGATCTTGGTTAATGATTATTCCTATGTATTCATTGCCACCATATGTTATTACGCTGATAAATGGCAGGTTTTGTTCTATATTGTCTCTAAGTGTAGTCATTTATAATTTCCATGGAAATATTTATCATATAACATTACGATAAATATATTAATCAGGTGTTTAACAATTCACCAATTAAAAGGATTTTGGCTGTATGCAAAAAATATCAAGTTATTTATACCCAAATAGAGTAGAGCTTTTAGCTGATCTGGCCGGATTTTCCGTGGAGTTTACAAACGTGTATCAACGAAATATAAAAATATATAATGGTATTGATAATACTATTGAGTTCGACATTAAAAATGCTGATCAAAAACGAATAGATCTAACAACCATTAGTCAAATAGAAATGAATGTCATGGATGCTAGTGGGTATGCACTCCCAAATAGCCCATATGTCATTACGCCAACTCTTATCAAAGGTATCGGTACAACTATTATCCCACAAGAAGACCTGGTTGACTTGACCGAGCAATATCTCAAATATAGCGTCAGCGCCATTAAAAATGGCAATGATGTGATGTTATATGCTAATTCTAAATTTGGAGCAGTTGGCACCATAGAATTAGTCGGTGACGCAATGCCAGTAATAAGAAACGAAAGAATCTATAAATCCTTTACTGCAGAAATTGATCTACATGGCAACCCCATATATCACTCTAGCGCAATACCAGCTACCTTCTATGAGGCAGTTACTACCCCTACTATGACATTTGCCATACAGGTAACTGGCTTCGTCGGTACTATATGGATAGATGCGACGACCAATGAAACGATTTCCGTAGAGGCATTTAGGGCGGCGGGTAAGCCATTTGGTTCATGGACACAACTTCCAGCCGATGGATTGTTCACAGGAATTATTCCATTCGGCTCAAACATACCAGTGAATTCTTACAAATATTTTAGAATATCCTATCAAGCGACATCCCAGACTGGAATCGGGGCAAACTTCGACGTGATTCGGTCAAATGAATCATATCAGGTGATTGTTCGCAATAGTGGAACTGGTTATATGGCTGGAGCGTTAATTAAAATTTTAGGTGGACAACTAGGCGGGGTCGATGGTATTAATGATGTAATCGTCACGGTTACTTCCGTAGCTGGAATAGGATCTAGTTACACAATGGGTTCTATTAGTGGCATAACGTGGATTGGTACAGCCGCTGTTGGAAATGGTACTAGTGTAGTTTCTGGTGTTAATTATTCAGGATTACTTGACAACATCACCGTAATGTAGTATAATAGCTCTATATGAGCATTATAACAGAAACAATCCTTTCATACCTTCCAGCTAAACGAAAACAAACTCCTAGTGGGTGGATTTCGTTTAACGCCCCGTGTTGTGATGATAAAAGACAACGTGGTGGATTGATATTCAATGCCGGTGATGCAGTTAGTTATCATTGCTTTAATTGTGGCGTTAAAGCAAGTTGGCAACCAGGTCGTTCATTAAGTAAAAATATGAAAGAGTTCCTGACTCATCTTGGTGTCGGCGATTCAACAATTACTCAGTTGAGCTTTGAAGCATTACGGCTATTACATGAACAAAGTACCTTGGCTGTTATTTCTCCTATTCCTAAATTTACCAGTAGGGCATTGCCTATCGATGCAGTAGCCATTATGGATTTATTAGACGATATGCCGACCAAGCTAGTACCAATTTTAGAATACCTTAATGGTAGAAATCTATATTTGACTGATTATAATTTTTATTGGACGCCAAAAATTGGTTATGATAATAGATTGATAATACCATTCTATTACAAGAACGAAATAGTTGGATATACCGCTAGAGCTATTAATGATGCCAAGCCAAAATATCTATCAGATCAACAACCCGGGTATGTATTCAATATCGATGCTCAACATGATGATAGAACTTTCGTCATAGTATGCGAAGGACCAATTGATGCCATTAGTATTCAGGGATGTTCTATCATGGGATCGGAAATTAAAGAAAGTCAATATTGGCTATTAAAACAACTCGGTAAAGAAATCGTATTAGTTCCAGATAGAGATCATGAGGGTCCAAAAACTGTCGAACAAGCAATTGAATATGGTTGGAGCGTTAGTATGCCAGAATGGCCAGACGGCATCAAAGATGTAAATGATGCGGTGGTTAAATTAGGTAGATTGGCAACCTTATGGCTGATTAAACAATCAATAGAAACATATCCATTGAAGATAAGACTTAGAGCAAAGAAATGGTTCAGAGAGTGATTAAAATACCTAAACATGGAGGACCCGATGGTTTAGGCTTACCACAATCTGTGTTTGATGAACTATTAGAACTATTAAACACAGAACTAGTCTCTGATATAGATGCACAAACTGCTATTAACTTATGTTTTAATATTAGTACACAGGAAGAATGGAACAATATATACCAAAAAGAATTAATAACTAGATACAGGATACAGGAAATTATGAAACAAAACATAGATTATGGACACGATATACAAAAAGAATTAATAACTAGATACAGGATACAGGAAATTATGAAACAAAACATAGATTATGGACACGATATACCAAAAAGAATTAATAACTAGATACAGGATACAGGAAATTATGAAACAAAACATAGATTATGGACACGATATACAAAAATTATATTTAGAAATGATGCTTGCAGATGCAGCTACATTTGCTAGATGTCAAAGCATTTTTGATCATACATTGTTTGATCGAAAACTACAACAAGCCGCAGCATTTATTAATGAATATGTAGAAAATCATAATATAATGCCCACTCAAGACATAATAAATGCAGCTACTAATAGCAACTTTAAAGTATCATACGATTTAAAAGAAGAACACTTTGATTGGCTGTTAAACGACTTTGAAACTTTTATTATACATAAAGGTCTTGAAAAAGCAATCCTAGAATCATCTGACTTACTTGAAAAGGGTGAATATGGTCCTGTGGAGGCTATAATTAAAAAAGCATTACAAGTAGGTTTGCAGAAAGATCTTGGTACTGACTATTTCTTAGATCCAAGAACTAGACTTATGAAGATTAAAGATAAGAATGGACAGATAACCACTGGTTGGAAATCAGTTGATGATAAACTATTTGGCGGTATGAATCGAGGAGAATTGAATATCTTTGCTGGAGGTTCTGGTGCTGGTAAAAGTTTATTTTTGGCTAATCTAGGATGTAACTGGGCATTACAAGGATTGAATGTTGTGTACTTAACACTTGAACTTAGTGAAGAACTTGTGAGTATGCGTATTGATAGTATGCTTACTGGAATACCAACTAGAGAAGTGTTTAAGAATCTAGACGATGTAGAAATAAAAGTTAAAATGATTGGTAAGAAATCTGGTACATTCCAAGTAAAATATATGCCAAGCGGTAAAACTGCTAACGATATTAGAGCGTATCTTAAAGAATACGAAATTAAACTTGGACGCAAAGTTGATGTATTATTAGTGGATTACTTGGATCTACTCATGCCCATAAGCAAAAAGATTAGCCCAACTGATTTGTTTATCAAAGACAAATACGTTAGTGAGGAACTTAGAAATTTGGCTGTGGAAAAGAACTGTATATTTGTCACAGCGGCACAGCTGAATAGAGGTGCGGTTGAAGAAGTTGAATTTGATCATAGTCATATATCAGGTGGACTATCTAAGATACAAACTGCCGATAACGTGTTTGGTATCTTTACAAGTAGAGCTATGCGTGAACGTGGTAGGTATCAAATACAACTTATGAAAACTAGAAGCTCAAGTGGCGTTGGTATGAAGATAGATTTGGAGTATGATATCGATACTTTGCGGATAACAGATTGTGATGAAAATGATTATGACGCCGCTCAATCTACCGGTAGCAATCTTTTGAATAACCTTAAACAAAAAAGCTCAGTAATAGACCCAACTAACGGGGCTGAAATTGGTAAAGTTACCGCAGAGATCAAAAGTAGTAAACTTAGAGATCTTTTAAATAACTTCCCAGAATAGATATAAATACTAATCTACAAGGATTAGTATAATGACAACCGTAAATCGATCAATAAGATTAATAGCAAATTCTTCAACTGTACTTGATAAAAAAACAGGCGAAGTTGGAGAAATTTTCTATGATAACACCAACCAAACTATTCGTATCATGGATGGATCATTGAGAGGTGGTAGGTCATTAGCATCACAGGCGTGGGTCAATGACAATACAATAAGTCAAAGTGAACTGACCACTGCATTGAACCCATATGTGACAGATATTGAACTGACTGAAACATTAACCTCGTATGTGACAAGTTTAACACTGGCCAGCTACACAGATACGGTCGATATGAATTCTGCCATTTCTACTGCTATCAGTGATTTACTTGATGCTGCCCCACCAGCTCTTGACACATTAAATGAATTAGCAGCAGCATTAGGCGATGATGCAAATTATGCAAGCACTATTACCACCGCATTATCAGCAAAAGCACCATTAGCAAGTCCGTCATTTACTGGACATATTACAGTGGAAGGAGTTACGGCAACTGGCGCAACTGGAACTGGAAAAATTGTATTTGACACAACCCCGACAATATCAGGGGTGACATTAACTGGTGCGACTACTATACAGCAAACTGTTGAAAAATTTACAAGTACATCAATTATATTAAACGCAGTAACACTTGATTTTTCCTCTGGTGGAATTTTTACATTAGGGAGCAATGCGGCAAATATTACCGCAAATTTTACAAATATACCAACTACTGCCGGACAGACGATGTCCGTTACGATAATTATTTCACAAGGATCAACTGCTTATATTCCAAATGTATTAACTATTAATTCAGCCAGTCAAACTATTAAATGGTTAGCTGGTGTTACCCCTGCCGGATATGCGAATAAAACTGATTTTGTAAGTTTTACATTTATCTGTACCGCTACTAGTAGCTATACGGTGACTGGGTCACTGGGCACTTACGGGTAATAATATATGCCACGGATTACCACATTAGCAAATAAAGGACTTACATATACGACATTCCCACGCCCGGTCAATACAGTAGTGCCAGTTATATCTGGTACCACACAAGCAAGACAACTATTGAGCGTTTCAACAGGGACATGGACGGGATTTGGAATAACTTACTCGTATCAATGGCAATATGGAACAACCAATATACCAAGTGCCACATCAAGCACCTATGTGATTGACCAGACATATGTTGGATCAGCCATACGATGTGTGGTCACGGCATCAAATTTTGGAAACATAATTTCAGCTAATACCACAAATACCACTGCGGTTATCGCCGCTGTGCCATCGGCACCAACTATAGGAATAGCAGCTGGGGTATCCCCAACTTCAGCAACCGTGGCATTTACAGCACCAACTGATAATGGCGGGGCAACTATTACCACCTATACGGCAACAAGTAACCCGGGCGGAATTACCGGCACATTAAGTCAAGCAGGGTCTGGTACCATTACAGTTAATGGATTGACAAACGGCACGCCTTATACATTTACTGTTACGGCTACTAACTCAGTAGGGACAAGTTCAGCAAGTAGTCCAAGTAATCAAGTTACAGTAGGAACGCCAGTTCCAGTCAATACCGTAGCACCAGTGGCATCAGGAACCACACAGGTAAGACAACCCCTATCAAGTACTACTGGTACTTGGACAGGTACAGGTATAACTTACTCGTATCAATGGCAATATGGAACAACCAATATACCAAGTGCAACATCAAGCACCTATGTAGTTGAACCAACATACTCTGGGTCAACCATACGATGTGTAGTAACTGCCACTAATAGTGGTGGTGCTGTATTGGCTAATTCAAATAATACCACTGCGATAACCGCAGTTGTACCGTTGGCTCCAACTATAGGAACAGCAACAGCAACCTCATCAACTTCAGCAACTGTGGCATTTACAGCACCAACTGATAATGGCGGGGCAACTATTACCACCTATACGGCAACAAGTAGCCCTGGCGGAATTACCGGTACGTTAAGTCAAGCGGGATCTGGTACCATTACAGTTAATGGTTTGGCACAATCAACTGATTATACATTTACCGTTACGGCTACTAACTCAGTAGGGACAAGTTCAGCAAGTAGTCCAAGTAATCAAATCACACCCCCGGTAGCAATCGCAGTCAATACCGTAGCACCAGTGGTATCAGGAACCGCACAGGTAAGACAAACTCTATCAAGTACTACTGGTACTTGGACAGGTACGGGTATAACTTATTTGTATCAATGGCAATATGGAACAACCAATATACCAAGTGCCACTTCAAACACCTATGTGATTGACCAGACATATGTTGGATCAACCATACGATGTGTAGTAACTGCCACTAATTCTGGTGGATCAATATCGGCTAATTCAAACAGTACAAGTGCAGTTACAGCAAACGTACCATTAGCACCAATTATTGGAAGAGTAACTGCTGGAGTAGAACAGGCTTCAGTACCTTTCTATGCTCCATCGGCAAACGGTGGAGCAACAATTACCACCTATACGGCAACAAGTAACCCGGGTGGAATTACCGGTATGGTAAGTCAAGCAGGGTCTGGTACAATTACCGTTGCTGGATTAACAGCTGGCACTCCTTATACCTTTACTGTTACGGCTACTAACTCAGCAGGGACAAGTTCGGCAAGTACTATAAGTAATCAAGTTACTCCAACAGCTGCAGCTGTCTCATGGGATATGTTACTCATGGGTGGTGGTGGTGCCACCGCCACTACATATGTGTCTTATGCACCAGCTGGCTTGGCTGATGATGATGTCGTCGCAGCTCGACATATTGGCGCAGGAGGCGGAGGCGCTGGTGGATTATTAACCACTACCGGTAGCAGTACTACTGGACAAGTTCTTTATATTACAGTTGGTGCTGGAGGAGGTGCCACTACTGTAGCGTCAAATTCCTATTATGCATTAACTTCTGGTGGGGCAGCAGTTACCACAGCTATAGGTGGTGGGAATGGCGCACCAGAAGGTGTATCTTCTGTTAGTAGAAATGGAGGATCGGGGGCTGGGGCGTCATATAATTACCCACTAGCATCTTCTGTAGTGGGAACTGGAATATCGGGACAGGGATATGCTGGCGGAACAGCAGGCACAACACAGGGTACCGTTACCGGTTCCGGTGGCGGCGGTGGGAAAAACAGTGTTGGAGCCAATGTAACGTCAAACAATGGTGCTACTGGTGGTACAGGATATGACTTAGCGTTATTTAAAGGAGGCGTTGCAAACATTGTTGCTTATGGTGGTGGCGGAGGCGGAGGCGCTGATGGTGCAGGTAATCTCGGAACTAGCGGAAATAATGGAAGTTCCACATATCCTACGATTGCTTCAGCTCCAGCAAATACCGGAGGCGGTGCTAGAGGATCATCTAGTGCGTTAACACCAGTTTCTTCAACGGGTGGGTCCGGTATAATAATTATTCGATATCCCGGTTCAGTAGCGAAAGCAACAGGGGGCGGTTCTACCTATACGGCAACCGTAGGCGGAACTGCATATTTCTTCCATGAATTTACAGGTTCTGGAACATTAACATTTAATTAAAAGATTATGGCACACTTTGCAAAAATAGACGAAAATAATATAGTGATAGAAGTTATTGTTGTTGACAACAGTGATATTATAGATGATACCGGGCAAGAAAGCGAACAACAAGGAATAGCGTTTTGTCAGATGCTTCATGGTCCTGGCACCAGTTGGAAACAAACTTCCTATACTGGCAATTATAGAGGTATCTTTGCCAGTATAGGAATGACGTATGACCCAGAACAAGATATCTTCGTCGCTCCTCCATTACTGCCACGCCAGACTATACCACCTAGACGATTTTTTGAACATCTATGATGAGAACAGTAGAGCTAATAAAAACTCCATTTCCTCATATTCTAGGTAGTAATTTTTTTGATGAAGATCAACTTAAAGATATATGGGAAGAACTCAAATTTTTGACAAAAGAAACTAAACTTTTCCTACCAGGAATTCATCATGGTGCAGGAGGACTAGGGGGAAGTACATCTAGTCGTGCGTTATGTTTAGAAGAAGCATATAGGATACCTGAACTTTCCAATATACTTACAATCTATAATACTATTTTGAACAATGAAGTTATCCAATCGGCAATAGAACAATGGCCATCCTATCTACGGCTTAGTCGTATATCACGATTTATTACAAAAGTTAGATATTATTATAATGGGGACAAATATGATCCCCATACTGATTGGAGGAACGATTTTTTATTGTTCTCTTATTTTCACAAAACTCCTAAGCAATTTGCCGGTGGGGAGGTGTATTTTCCAGAATATGATTATACTTTTAACTGTGAGGATAATTCCATCATTATCTTTCCTGGATATATTCAACATGCGGTAAAGGAAGTGGCAATCAATGAAGATGACTATTGGGAGGGAAATGGACGATATTGTATATCACAATTCCTCTCTATTACTAATCGTTCTCCCGACGAATATATACAAAATGCATGAGAGTGAACTTTATCAAATATATCACGTTGCCAGATGTGGGTCGACATTACTAACCTCGTTATTGTCAAATTGCCAACAAACTTTTAGTGAACCACCTTGGACACACGGTCTGTTTAATAACACTAAATGCCCTGATGAAATAACAGATTATTATGACTCGATTGTTAAATTTCAAAGTATCGCAACCATAATAGCCTTTAAACCACCTGGTCCAAAAGTATTCCTCTATAGACCACTCGACCAATATCTAGTTAAAATGACCACCTGTAGTGATGAATGGATTGCCGGTAGGAAACAACTATATGGCACATGGTGGAAGGAAATTAAAGGAACGGAACTATCACATTTAGAACCAGAAACTATATTGCAACTTCATGCTATCTTCTGGGCGGCCTGTGTTCTAAAAATGAAAAAGACCGAAGATGTACTGTGGATTAAATCAAATGATTTTTTCCTCAATAAAGAAGATACCGCAAAACAAGTATTAGATCATTTTGGAAAGAAAGAAAGTCCCAATATGGAATTTTCCAATATAGACGTCAAGGCATTACGGTTAAATGGAAGTGAGATTAAACCATTGAGCGATTACAAAATATCCCCTCCAGTACCGGACAATCATGGAATAATAGAAAGCCACTCAGTAGAACAAATTTTCAACACAGTCGAATGGGCAAATGCCAATATACCAGGTATAAAGGGATAAATACTAGATGAAAATACAAGACTTACTTGAAAATAATAAATCACATAAGGAATTCGATGATAAACATCCTGAATTGATCGCCGCTGCCCAAAAAGTTCACGATGGCGAAATGTCCTCACGAGAATATTGGAAACTCGTCGGTAAATACCGTCCAGTAACACCCTATGAGGAACTACCAGTAAGCGCAACCAGACAAGACCTAGAAAGAGGTCTTAAGGGTAAAGGACAAGCTGATAAGATCGATGCAGAAATTCCACAAGGACAAATTGTTCATCTGAGATTAGATATTCCCGCCTATACGAGACATAACGTCTGGGCACCTACCATACATGCCGGTACCTCAACGGGCCAAATAGGAGATTCAATCTCCCATAAACCAACCGCAATTATCAATAATGCCAGCATGCATATCTCACATGATAACGCAATAGATAAAAAAGGTCACCCAATCCATATCGCCAGAGGGGAAATTTCTAAATATCCACTAGCGACTATTACCGGATCGTGGGAAAATGCCTCTACGGAAGAAGCAAGAGAACAAGCCAACATTGCCATGTCAGACCCTGACTGGATACAAATAGGTATGGACCCTAGACGACATTCTTTCTTCTATGATAGAAGCAATCGACGACCAGTACTGTCCGGCTCACGCGCCATTCAAATCGGCGGACTTATTCTACTCAAAGACCCAAAATATGGCAAACGCTCAGACTTCACCTACGAGGAAGGACTGGAGAAAATATTTAAAGAATTGGATGAAGAGATATTTAATGAATTGACATTCCACGGTAGACAATGTACAAAAGATTGCTCCGGTCATAAAGCAGGATATAATTGGGAAAAGGCAAAAATTAAAAATGTAAGACAAAATACCCCAAGTAATAGCTTTAATAACGGAACAGAAATCGCCGCTAATTCAAGAAACCCAACTACAGGCTTTGTCCCACCAGTTAGCATTAGAGGCAGCAAGGGACAATTTCAAAAATTTCAACCTGGTAAAACTGATTGATAGAAGATATCAAGCGATACTTTTACTATCGCTAATATGACCATTACCGCTATACATAAAAGTACTGGATCTTTATAAAACATCTATTATTTATTTCATAAATACCTTTTATGAAGATATTAGAAGTAATTACAGAAATGAAACAACGCCAATTAGGCGGTTTCCCCGTAGAGGTACTCGGCCCAGTCGATCAAGATATCGATGAGGCTATCCACCTTAATGCTCCACATACCAGATTATCACATGGGGATATTCATGATTATGCCGGTAGGATTAAAAGCAAAACACATACCAGTACCAAGGATAAACTACGCCCTATCCTTCATGCCAGTAATCTTAAAGTCCTTAACGATACCGGCGAAGAATGGGATCTGCAAGAATTAGCTAAACAGATTATGGTTAGACCAAATGCCAAAAATGTCATCGCCGTTAATAGCAAGATGAAAAAATCAGGCAAGACTACACCACAACAAGCCGATAACTTCGCCCTAACGGGTAATAAAAAGATGAAAACCTCCAGTGGGAGCAATGAAGTAATCTTCGATATCACCCTGCCTGCTCTATCGGGTTTAGTTGTAGATGAGGAAACTATGGAGTTCGTCGATGTCAATACCTGCCCGGGAGCAGGAGAATGTAAAATTTTCTGCTATGCGAGAAAAGGCGGATATAGACAATTCCCAGGTAGTAGCATGAGCGCAGCTCGATATCTTAATTTCCTCCTCAATGACCCAACTGGCTTCGCTAATATGATTAACGCAACAATCGCCAATACGGAAAAGAGACTACAGGCTAGAATGATTAAACTGGTGGTTCGATGGCACGATGCAGGAGATTTTTTCAGTAAGGAATACCTCGACCTCGCCTACAATATCGCTAATAAGAATCCCAATGTGGAATTCTATGCCTATACCAAAATGGCTATCGCCATCACGGGAAATACTCCTCCTAATTGGCTCAATAGATTCTCTACAGGTTCTACTACCAGCCAAGCTAGACAAGTTGCCGATTATGAAAAACAAGGCAATGTCGTACTCAGGGCAGAAGTTATCCCCAGTAGCATGTTCAATGATTTGATTGCCAAAAAGGGAAATAAAAAAATTAAAGATAAATCCGGACAGGTTCAATTTAAAGATGAACAATCACTCTCTACCTTTAAGGATAGAATGGTGACAGGATTTAATATCAGTAAAGAATCTATCATAACCTACAACCAAGTAATACAATTACCACTCGGGGATAAACCAGTGTGGAATGTCATCGTACCACCAGGGGCGGGTGACCTAGCAGCTAAAAGGAGGGATGTACTCAATACATACCTGATGATACACTAATGAAAATACTCGAAATAATATCAGAAACTAAACAACGCCTAGATGCTAAATGCTGGAAAGGATACAAAAAACAAGGCAGTAAGATGAAAGGTGATACCAGAGTTAATAACTGTGTTGCCATTGAGGAAACCTATCATGGCGATGACTTCTATGAGGCATATGGTGATTTGTACTATAATGAAGATATGCTGGATGAAGCAGATTACCAGGGACATTCAGTTACACTCGGTAAACCACAACAAGGCGATGTCAAGAAATTTAAAGTCTATGTTAGAGACCCCAGTACTGGCAATATCAAAAAAGTAAACTTCGGCGACCCTAATATGCGTATCAAAAAATCAAACCCAGCTAGACGCAAAAGTTTTCGCGCTAGACATAATTGCGATAACCCAGGACCGAGAACTAAAGCGAGATACTGGTCTTGCCGTAAATGGTAACCCTAAAGGTAAAATAGATCTTCTAACAGATCAAGTAGGATTGCTATTATGATTACACTACATAATAGCAAGGGATCACGGTAAAACATAATGTATTTATTTTACAATCGTGCTAATGGCAAAAACACGATTGGTAGATGATTCCAATCGTGTCCATATCTTATACCGACGATCAAAAGCATTGAGGGAAGGCATATCGGGTACCACTATCTTGACATTGTTGGAAAAATCTACATAGAGGACAGACAATCCCCGACTAAATGCCTTACTCAATTGCTTTAACCAAAACTTCTTACCCAACTCAGTCTGCTCCGCATCACACACAACAGTCAAATAATCCGCTAACAACTCTTCAAATACCCTACTGGGAAGATCTAACTTGTAGGAGGGATCCGCCCATAACCATTCCTGCACGACATAACTCCCCAATAACCTATGCTGATGAACTTTAAATTCCATCTTATATACAATACGCTCTCGCGTTGGATCAACGGCAATGTATTGATGAACATGCCCATTATTACCACTATATAGAAGAACATCACCCAAACGACCAACAACCGTGTAGAGAGGATCATAGCGAACTTGTTGCATGAAAGATTTGTATTGCTCTAAATTACGAGTCGGATTAGCTAATAGGCTTATTACTGGATCGATCAACTGACTCATCTCTACTATAATGTCTTTTATCTTCATCTAAGCAATCTCTCTGCTAATTTGCTAACTCGGTCTACTTCTTTGCCTGAATGCGTAGACAATACTTTATCCACATAATCATACGGTTCAGCTCTTGCTTTTTCACGCTTTGAATATCGATGCTTAGGTTCAACTAATCCACTCTTATTTAACATGTCACTATCTAATACGCGCTAAATTCTTTTTTAACACCCTACGCTGATTTCTATCCATAGTAGACATAGCATCAATCACATCTTTGTTGTTTTCATAATCTTGACTAACACTGTCCCTACCCCTCAATTGGGTATCCATCCTTACACGCTCTATGTTTTTTATATCCTTCCTCGACATCTTGGTATTAGTAGATGGAACCGTTATCCTAATAATACGATCCTTTGGAGTCATGTCCGGTGTCAAAACAGTCTCCAGTCGTAATCGATTAGGCTGGTTTTTATATCGATGCAAAAATATAGATATATTAGATACAGTGTCTTGTACAAATGCCCCCGTTCCTCTAGGTAGCTTCTTTAACTCTTCTGAATACAAACACGCAAATGATATTATACTAGTTACTTCTTTGGCATTTACCTTATTACTACGATCCGCAATCGTGGCAATATAATGGGAATCAATATCTAATATCCAATCACCAATTTCCATAGTCGCTATTATAGAATGATGCGCTTCATTTATTATTTCTCTTACCTTCATTCAAATTCCTTTATCATATTTATTAACTAATAAACAAATAAATATCATTATGAAAATCGATGAACTATCAGGTTATAAAACTAATCCACACTACCAACAAGCCAATGCTATATTCAAAAACCCAAAAGCCCATGCAGGAACAATGGCTAAATATGAACGAGAATATAATAGAGAAGATCAATTAACAAAATGGCAAAATTATATGACTGACCACGGATTTAAATATCTGGGTTCCGGTAATTTTGCCGGTGTCTATGAACATCCTAACTATCCATGGATATTCAAAATCTTTAAAGATGACCCTGGCTATATTCACTTTTTTAAATACGCAAAAACTAATCAACATAACGAAAACCTTCCCAAAATAAAAGGTAATCTTATAAAAATTAATGATACGACTTACGTCATTAGAGTCGAAAAATTGTCACCTATGTCTAATACCTTTTTTAATAATGAATTTAATAACGTCGCTCCTATCTTTAGATTATTCGCAAGAAGAGAACTACATGACCTGGACCAAGACTATCAACAAACTATGCTTAAGTTTAAAGAAAAATATCCCGGTATCTTTACTGTCTTGTACGATATGGCTAAATCAAATTACCTACTCGATCTGAGCTCCAGAAATATGATGATGCGCGGTGATATCCCCGTAATTACAGATCCAATATTCTAACTATTTTTTGAAAAACCACCACACTTACTATTATTTCACAATCGTGAAAATTTTTTATATCCTACAGGATTTTTCAAATTCAACAAATTTAAAAAAATTTTCCAGAAAAATTTGAAATCCATTCCCGATATACCCCCACTTACTTTTCACCCCCCCCGTCACTCCCATTCATTCTCATAAACTCAAAAGGTTTTTTAAGAATCTATAGAGTCGAACAGGGTAAGGATAAAGTTTTTCCACAATCGTGGAAAATTTTTTTGGCGAATTTTTCAAAACCGTTTTCTAGTATGCCTACTTACTTTTTTATTACCCTACGAACTCTTATATTCTTAAAAAAGAATTGATAGAGTTTGTGGAACATTTCCATTCTCTCTGGGTAGTAATTTCGGATTTTGACGAAATAAAAAATTTATCCGTAGAAAATTGATATACACTACTTAAACTTTGTGCGACCTGTTTTTGCACATACTACTTGTTTTTAGAAGAGTAGAAATAAAATAGCAGATAAAATAGCAGATAAAATAGAAGATAAAATAGAAGATAAAATCAAAAAGTTTTTCACGGCAACTTCAAAAAAATTTGACAAATGTAAAAATGCATGATCGCCCCTCTCGCAAAATAAATTTGACAAAATAAAAAAACTATGATCGTGGTCGTCATCACAAAATAAATTTGACAATGATAATCAGGTATGGTACGTCCCCCCATTGGGGGGACGTGATGGTCGCCTAGATGGTCGCGCCCATCGCCTTGATGGTATTGATGTTAGCCAATGCTATGGTGCGGACGGTAACGTTATGGGTAACGTCATTGGTAGCGTTATAGACCGTTCCGTCACCAAGTAATGCCTTGCTGGCACTAGGAGTTAAATAGGTCGCTACGGCTTGTTTTGATGCCTTAACGCCATCAATGAAGTATTCTGATTTAGCGTTATTATAGATGGCAAACAGATAAGCATCACCAGTTTTATTATGATTAACTAGGCTGAAGCAATCATCACTATGATTAAACCAAGTAGGCGACACGATGAAGTTTTCTACGTTCTCTGGATTGTTATCCAGCTTGTTAGCCGTTCTTTGTACTGCTTTCAAGTACACGTTAGCATAATCTTTTATGCCATTGAATAACTGTACATTAGCGTTAGTGTGCTTAGTGATAGTGATATGCTTATTGCCAGCACTGGTAGGCACTACAGTGGTGTAATCGATGTTAGCGAATGTAGTGCCAGTTAAGTTAGCCAATAGTGCCTTAATAGTATTAACAGTAATCATTTGGTTTGCTCCCGTAGTGGTTTGGGACAATCCCAAACCGTGAAATAATTATACCACGTTGAATCAATAAAGCAATACCCTAATGAAAATAAATTTTTGCTGGTGCTGGTGTCCTGCTGGTGTCCTGCTGGTGTCCTGCTGGTGTCCTGCTAGTGACCGTAATTACAGCCGATATATGCTCTTCTGCCATCGACTTCAATGATGGCATCGAATGAGCCACAACAGCCGTGGTTTTGTTGATCTTCGTACTTACCCACAGCGGTATGATCGTCGGTAAATGCAAATCGGCAATTATCTGAGTATTCCAAATCCATTTCTCCAAGCCATTCCCAAGCTTGTTCGATGGTTTGGAAGGAAGGTCGGGTAATAACTTCGTTCATATCAGATCCTCAAAAGTGGTTATGGTTAAGAGCCGATCCCTTAACCATTGAGTGATATTATACAGTGGTTTTTTAAATTCCGCAAGCCTTAAAGAATGTTTCTTTGTTGAAACGTGGATTGGCCTGTATAGCCATCTTGGCAAAATCATCAGCGGTTTGTTTACGGGCAATCAGGTCTTGATTCATTTTGATGATTTTAGCCATTTCGATAAAGTGTTTCTTAGTCATGTGTGTTGCTCCATATGTGTGTTAGTGAGTGCATAGTGTATCAAACGCGGGTGTGGCTGTCAAGTGATATATTTACAGCTAGCATTATACTCGTTCGATTATAATATCGTCATAACCCAGAACTTTGAATTGTTCTGCGATAATGTGTGCTTGCTCTTCAGTCAGGTTAAAGTCATTGACTTCAGTCCCTCCCGCCCACACGGTAAAGTATTCTGTTGCTTGTTGTGCTTTAATCCAAGCTCGAATTCTCTGCATACCTGCTTGTGAGATTGACCAATCAGGAACGCCACCATCTAGACATAAACCGCTATTGCCTTCTAGAATTGTCTTGATATAATACTTTGAAACAAACTGGCCTAGGTCTGTATGCTCATAACGGGCATCATAGAATGACACTAGATCATCTGCTATTTCGATTGCCCAAGGTCTGCCATTGTCATTAATTATTTTAATCATGTGGTTTGCTCCTTTGTTGATGATGTACCATTATAGCACGTCCATGTGCATTGTCAAGCATTTACGCTAGTGTGATGGTATATTTGTTCTTGGTTGCTTTGCCGTTTGCCAGTATTTTGGATTGTAATTCCATTGCTTGTGCGGTTTGTGTAGTGGTCAGACCACCACCGCATATTTGAAGGCAAATTGCTGATAGCATCTTTGGTGAGTTCGGGTGCTGTGATTGGAAGTTGGGTTTTTTGGAAACGGTAATTAATGATGCCATGGTGTTTGCTCCTTTGTTGATGATGAGTCATTATAGCACGTCCATGTGCATTGTCAAGTATTATTATGAGCATTCCACTATACTGACGTTTGGAATTACTCGTTTGAATGTAATAACATCAAAAAACGCTGAATCGATTATGTTATTCTTTACTGCTCGTCTGCGATAAAGCTCCCAGCAGGTCTGACCATTGACCATTACTGGTTTGGCTCTAACGCCATAATTGGACATGGTATCGCCAAAGAACTTCATGGTATCTCTGGTGAAAAAATACTTATCCGTGTTGGTGTTTTGAACTTCCCATTTTAATTTGCTTGGTGTCATGCGTTTGCTCCAATGTGTTGATGTTATGATTATTATAATGGAATAATAACCATATGTCAAATTCTTTTTACACTCTTAACTCAGTTGCATAATCGTAGCTTCGTTTGAAGTCTGCCTTTAGTGCCTCGATGGTTTCTTTGCTCAATCCATTGAGGATCATTACTGGTGAGATAATTTCTTTACCGCCTATGCCAGTCAATTCTAACAATACACCACTACCGAGTAATCGATCGATTGATGCCTTGTCTATGGTTTGGTGTGCAAAATGATAAGAGGAAGATAATTGGGCTTTTAACTCTTTCACCTCGCGTTCTAATTGCTTATAGGCATTTAGGTCGATCATCAATTGTTTATTGTCTTTCTTTGCCATTGCTTTGCTCCATATGGTTATATTGTCAAATACATTCTATGGCTTAATTGCTTTAACTCTGCTATGATATTATCATAATTGACGCGGTCTTGGTTGATGATATGTTCAAGGTCATGATAGTAATTTTCGAGGTCGCTTTGAATATTTTCCAGTGTTTCTACGGTTGTTTCGAGTTCAGCTACCTGATCCATTAATTCGTTGATTACACGGCTGGCATGGACTGGCATTTCGATATAGTTCAAAACTTCTTCTGGTGATAGATTGCTTACGTTTTCTAACATGATTTGCTCCTTTGTTGATGATGTACCATTATAGCACGTCCATGTACTATGTCAAGTAATATTAGGCGTATTGTTCTAATCGTGTTAGCAGTCTATTACGTTTTTGATTTTTTATATATTCTTTTACAAATGCTTTAACTTGTTTTAACTTGTCTTTGGCTTCCTCTCTGGTATCGCCACTTACAAAAAACTCATCACCACATACTATGTCGTAACCATTGCCGAAATGATTGGCAAATGCCTCATTGAAGTCATCAGAGTCTATTAAATCCCACGTATATTCTGGTGCTTCCATGTATATATTATACCGTATGGTTGGATTATCTAATCCACTTAGTTCTTTGAAGTCTGCCACGAATTTTTTAACTGCGGTATCTGTTGCCGAGTCTAGATCAAAAAAGATATAGTCATCAGTACACTCCGCACATAATTTCAACTTTTTATATTTGGCTTTGTCTTCTTTTGAAAAGGGTAGGCTGGGATTAAAGAATACAGTTACTTGATGTGATGTTGCCATGATGTTTGCTCCTTTGTTGATGATGTACCATTATAGCACGTCCATGTGCTGTGTCAATCCCTTAGATGAAAAATATTTCCTCGGCTAAGTCTGGCCAAGGCTCGTTAAATTCGGCTTGAAATTCCAGATAGGCTTCGTATTCCGCAAAAGCTAATGTATCTTCAATCATTTGGTTTGCTCCTTTGTTGATGTTGTGATTATTATAACAGGTAATTACCATTTGTCAAATTTATTTTCATTTATTTTTTTATATTTTTTTAAAGACGAGTTACCTTTGAAACTACTGGATACGTATTAACTACCGACATGGCCTCCTGCCATTGCTTCCCTGTGATTTGATGACATTATAGCACGTCCCTGTGCTATGTCAACTAAAAATGTAGATATTTTTCTCGATATTGGTCATTGCCATTTAGGTCATCGATTTCTTTGATTACTTTGTCTAGCTCTGCTCGTTTAGCGCGAATGGCTTGTCGCTCGTCAATCCATTGGTTTTTAAAACCGTCACCCATTGGTAAGTGCGGGTTTAAGTTCATTGCTCTATGCAGGAACTTTTCCTCTAGTGAGATTAATTCAATTTGTAAACTTTCAGCCATACTTGTTAGGGTGTTGATTCTAGCCATTTGATTTGCTCCAATGTGTTGATGATGTGGCTATTATCGCATGGTAATAGCCACTTGTCAATACCATTATGCTAATTCTCTTTCCATATTGGCAATCGCCAATCTTGCCTTTGCCTGAGCGATAGCCAATAATTGACCTGCGTATTTGTTGATACGTGGCGTGCCTTTGGCGTTTGGTTGCCTCCAGTATGCTAATTGCTTTTCGGTCAATCTACCATACTTGATAACGCCATTTGCCATACTTGTACCCATATAGGCATCGGCTGGTGTAAAGCCCTCGCCATTTTGGTTGATGGTAGCACCTGAGTGCTGTTCTGTTGCGGTTTGTCTTTCATTCAATACCACCAATGCTCTAGCGATAGCTTTGTCATTAGTGTTCAATAATGCGATTATTTCAGCTTTGGTCATTGACTTGCTCCAGTCGTTTTGAGATGTTGTGATTATTATAACAGGTAATTACTACTTGTCAACATTTATTTTTTATATTTTTTTAAAGACGAGTTACCTTTGAAACTACTGGATACGTATTAACTACCGACATGGCCTCCTGCCATTGCTTTCCTGTGATTTGATGACATTATAGCACGTCCCTGTGCTATGTCAAATTTATTTTACTCCCAATTTGCTGGGTCGTTTTAGTAATGGACTTGTTTGACATCACCTATATTACAATCAGGTTTTAAATGCCTTGCTATAGCTATGGCATCGCTTTTATTAACAGCGCTAACTAATATTGTGGGGTGGTTAAAACCTATCCCGCCTTTGAATATTGGCAATGCTATAAGGTATTTTTGCATGGTATTACTCCCAATTTGCTGGGTCGTTTTCAAATTCTGCTTGAAGGCGATCTGCTTCTAATTGAGCTTCGTCGGGGTCATCGTGTGATGATATTACAGTATCCATATAGACTGTGGTAGAATGTGGTCTTACTTCTCTGGTGTAGTAATTTCCGCCCCAAAAACATACGTCATAATAAGTCATTGCTTTTCCCCTTTCGTTGATGATGAGTTATTATAGCACGTCCTTGTACTATGTCAACTAGAATTGTGAATTAATATGGGTTTCTTTATTGTCTGCTATATGAGCGTGATATAAACTTTCAATCATTGCTCCCAATGATTTGGCTGTCTTTACACCAAAGTCAGTTTTATACAATCCATTCTTTTCCTTTAAGTTCAATAGACTTACTAATTCTGTGCCGAAAAATAATTCCTGCTCTGGTGTTAATTTCATTTGTTTGCTCCGTTGATGTTGATGATGTGTCATTATACCAGCTAATAACCACTTGTCAATCTTTTTAGCTGTCTAGCCATTCGTCGAATGTTTTAACATACCAGCCCATTTGTTCAGCAAAATGGCAATAGCTATTATATCGATCTTCTAATGTTGGCATATTATCTCCTAGCAGTGTGCATTCATAGTTCTACCCTAATATAGCTTAACCAATAACCTTCTAATTCAATTTCTTGGTCATTACACTCATTCATAAAGTCCGCCAATGAATAACTAATAACATCTTCAGGCAATACCCTTTTGAGTTCTTCCATAGTGTATGCCTTGTTTTCCATGTCTTCCGCCTGTTCACGGTCATAGTCATCAACAGGGTAAAGTAATACTCTAACCTCTTCTTTTTTTGTATCCATGTTCTTATTATCTCCTAGCAGTGGGGTAATACAAAACCAGTTAAGGCATAGGTGTCGATCCATTCTTTATCGCAATCCAGACATTCAATTAACTGCCAGCCTACACCATCTTCGATGTTGGTGCTACCAACTTCTTGAATTTCTATACTGTTACAAAATGGGCAGATATTTCCGCCAGCGTTGAGATATTCCTCGTCATCCATCATATATTACCTCCTAGCAGAATTTATGTACTATGATTGCGATTGCGATTATCGCCAATCCAACAAGATGTATTATGGTGTTCATTTGCATAACTGTCATGGTTTGCTCCAAAGTTTTGATGATGTACCATTATAGCACGTCCATGTGCTATGTCAAGTTTATTTTACTTTAGCGATTAATCCATTTTCCATCCATACTTCAGCAAACCATTTTCTAGCTTGGCTTCCATCAGCTACGCAGAATTTACCATTTGGTGTAAACTCTAAGCCGAACATAGATGTTTCACGGTAATTTAATTGTTTGCCGATTGATTCTTTTAACGCTTTCTTAGTTGGGTAGATTGCTTGTAACATGGTTTGCTCCGATTGCTTTGAAAGAGATTATATTATAGCACGTCCATGTGCATTGTCAAGTTTATTTTACCTTATAGTGGATTGGCCTTTCGTATCGGCCATCATTTTCGCGATATACTGAGATGTGCTTGCCACACTCGGTCGTAAAGCGGACATTTTCCCCGTATGATACATTGGTACCAAGAGGCCATAAGTCTACCAGACCTTCAGATTCTAATGCGGAATTCAAGGTTTCAAACCAATTCTGTTTGTATCTAGTCATACGATTTGCTCCAAAGTGTTGATGTTGTGATTATTATAATGGAATAATAACCACTTGTCAATTTTATTTTTCTTCTTGTTCCTCGGCTTCGGTATTAATATAATCAACCTGTATAGCTGAGTAGTCGAAGTCTTCCATTACGTCTTCGATATCATACGCATAAACTTCAGCAATGCATGCTTGATCACACATAAGATCGGTATAATGTACAAAGAATTTCTTTTTCATGATTTGCTCCTAGTTGGTATGATGTTATTATACTTGAATTAAATACTTTGTCAACTTTATTTTTTTTATTTTTTAAAAGACAAGCTACCTTTGAAATTGCTGGACTCTCGTTGTTACGACGTCATGCCATCCTAGCATGTCTTTCCTGATTTGATGTGTCTAGTATAACACGTCCATGTGCATTGTCAAGTTTATTTTATATACTTGCGGTATTGACGGCTTTATCAGCTAAGAATACAGATACCTCATAGGACTTCTTTGCCCTGAATAGCTTTGCAGCCGTTTCTTGTGCCTCATATGAGGAATTGGCTTGAACTACGATTTGTTTTTCTTTGTAGAATGCGATAAAATCTTTCATTTTGGTTGCTCCTAGTTGGTAAGCTGATATTATAGGGCAATCCGTTGCCCTTGTCAATAGGTTAATTAAAATGATTATGTACGGCTTCCTCGATTCGCTCTATATCATAATCGGTAATTTTTTTGGATAACCAATTTGCCATATAACCTTTACGGTCTAAAACGTCATATTCCATCTCACAGTAACCATAATAATCAAGGTCTGATGGGCAAGAATGAGCTGAGCCCTTCCAAGGTTTTACATTGGCGTATGTCATTACCCCTATTAAGCAAGGGATACCAGAAATACTTGATTGAACTTTAGCTAGATAAGCCATGATTTGCTCCGTTGGTGTTGATGTTGTGATTATTATAACACGTCCCTGTGTTATGTCAAGTAATTAAAACTCGGTTGATTGAATTTCTTTTCGATAATCATCTTGGAATTTTACTTCTTTATGAACTGCCTTTATTGCTTCTGGCACGGTTGTTGCTTCAGCATCTGATATAATTTCAATGATGTCGCCATCGTCATAGCACTCTACCAAATAGTCCCAGCCATCTACGTCATAATTTGCCATTGCATGACGTCTTACTGCGTTTACTAAATCTAACATGATTTGCTCCGTTGGTGTTGATGTTGTGATTATTATAACAGGTAATTACTACTTGTCAACTTTATTTTTTATTATTTTTTAAAGACGACCTACCTTTGAAACTACTGGATACGCATCGACTGCCGACATGGCTTCCTGCCATTGCTTCCCTGTGATTTGATGATGTAATTATACAGGGCATCCTTGCCCTTGTCAATACCTTTTATCCGATATATTCAATTAACTTTGCTAGGGTTATTTCTTTTTTTGTTCCCTTTGGTAATCCTAGTAATTGGCAAGCCATTGTATTGGCTGATTTTCCTCGTCTTGCCATTCCCAAAACTTCTAACTTTAATGCTGACTTCAAAGTTAGTAATTGGAATTTGTTGATTTGTTCTGGTGTAGATAATATCATGATGTTTGCTCCGTTGGTGTTGATGTTGTGTCTATTATAGTCCATCCGTGGACTAAGTCAAGCACTTATTTCAACAAATAATCATTCATCTCCATAGTGGTTTTGAGAACAAATAAGGCTTGTTTGGGATATAGGCTATCCACGGTAGATAATCGGTCAAAGTCAACCTCGCCCCAATCTTCTTCCCCAAATGCCTCAATGATGACATTATCATTATCTAATGGTGCGAACATCAACACACCATTGAGTAATTTATAAGCCGTGCCATTTGCTGGGTATTTGATAGTTGGTGATTCCATGATTTGCTCCGTTGGTGTTAAGTTGTGTCTAGTATAACACAATAGTCATAGATGTCAAGGAGTCGGTGGTAAAAATTGCCAATGTGTTATAACACCCGATACATCCCATGCCTCGCTTCCATTATCAATCCAACATCCTTCTTCCTCGTCGGTATATCTGCTATACTTAACCACTGTCATTACAGCACCTACGCTATTGCCCAAGTATGCCAATACTGGTATTGATTCCATTCGATTGAATTCTTCAATCTCTAATGGTGGTGGGGTTTCTGCTAAGTGCCATTTCATTTGGGAACCTGCGCGTATCATAGTCAATCCTGATAGTAAGTTTTGGCATCAAAACATTTAATATCCGCTATCTTTTTTCTCCTGCCCTCATCAATCGCCTGGTATAATGCCCGTTCACATTCCTGGGAGGTATCGTGATAGGTGTGAAGTACCTCACCACTATATAGTGCTATTAATAAAATATACATTATGCTTCTTCTCTTTCTTTCTTCAATTTCCAATAACGTGCTTTTGATCTGGCAATCTTATCCTCGCGTGTTCTTTCATAAATCAATCTATCTACCAGTTTGGTTAGTTCTGGGTTGGCAGCGCGTGATGCCCTCCCTCTGGCAGCAAATGCAGCTTTGTTATTCTGGTAATATTGTCTACGTTGTTCTTTAATCTTCTCGATATTATTCTTGTAATATTCTGCCTGATAGGCTTTTTCCAACATTGGACATGATTTCATTCTTCCCCTCCCATATATACAGCTAGCAAGTGTGTTGTCAGACATTATGTCATGTCTGCTTCAGTAAGTCAAGTTAAAAAATAGCTCTGGTTCTGCTGGGTTGTATAACGTAATCAGCGGGTTTGAATGCCCATGGGTTAATGGCAATACCCATACGTTCACCAGTATATTGATTTACCTTATGGTATATTTTTGGTGCAAATATCAATAACATATTTTCTTTAGGTTTTATGCTATGTGTTTCTGAAACGAATTCACCACCAACTAAATCTTTAATCACACCATAGTAGACAATACTACATATAGGTGTTTTCATTATTTTGTCATGAAACCACACATGTTCATCTACATCATAATGCCAATCCGGAATACTATTATTCCATCTAGCCCAGCCTTCATATCCTACCATGTTCTCTAAACTAAAATGCTTATTAACTTCATTTAAAATTTTAGATGTAACCAAATCTTTTTCTTTATTGACATTATTGATATCATTATCAGTCCACCTTAATCCACTCTGTGCTAAAAAGGCATCAGTTATTATTTTGTTATCACTCTTGGATAAAAAATTATCTATGGTGATTAATAGCTCGGGGGTATCTCTTTCTAATTTTTCCATAGCTTTTCTATTGAATTACTGATATCATTCACACAGCTGATTATGATTGATATAAAGATTGCAATTATGATCGTGTATATCATTACATCTGTTTCATGTTTTATTTCATTCATCGGGGCAATAGCCCTCGCATGAGTGCTGATATAATGTCCGTTACTGTTCATATAATTCTACTCTCATCACTATACAATCTGGGTAGGCATTCTCTGCTTGTTCTTGAGCATGTGCGTGGTCATCGGCTGAACATTCAAATACAATTTCATCCAACCATCTACCCTCGTGATACTCTCTTAATGTTACGTCATATTCCTGCATTGTCTTTTCCTTCATTTGTTCTGGGTAGTATACATGATACTACCCAGCATGTCAAGCATTATACGCCTATGATACAGCTAGCATTGTTAAGATATTTCGTAATAGCATACTTCGGTTTCAGCACCATCTTCATTAGTTAATAGAATGATGGTATCATCGTCATCGCTAGTACCAGTCAATTTACCACTTGGTGTTTTAATTTTCGCTATGGTGTAATAACCAGAAGATTCATCATTGTCGCAATCTTCCCAATATACTTCATCGCCTACTGCTTTGATTAAGTCTGGGTCATATACCTCCATGTAGTCTTGCTCTAATGGCTTACTGGTGATAATATAACCAAGTCTATTGACCAAATGATAACCCGATACTACCACTGTGGCATTACAATCACCAATGACTGTCCATACTCTTTCTTTATGATGTTCGTCATTAGCTAGTGATAAAATATATTGGACTTCATCACCAAAGGTTTCATACATAACCCCATCATAGGATGCGTTATCATCTAAATGATTCTTAATCGGTTGATACTTTTCTTCAAATTCATCATAGGTGATACGGGTTTTGATTTCATGAGTGGCAACCTTTACCGACCATTCCTCAACTGTCATATCATTATAACCTGATAAATCGCCATCGCCAGATATAGTATCCATCAATGCTTCTAAATGTCCTTTAACTAAATCCGCACCATCTTCCTGTAATTCTGTGGTATCATAGGTAATGTCGAGGACTAACTTTGCTTTAACTATTGTCATGGTATTTGCTCCAAGGTGTTGATGATGTGTCTATTATACTTGATTGGATTACTTTGTCAATAGCCTAAACAAAAAAAAGCCCTGATATCTAGGGGAGCAACCGTCGATATTAGGGCTTGTTAATGAGGACAATGTCCTCAGGAGTAATGAATTATCAGGGGAGCAATCCTTCCTATTCAATACTTTATTGGATAAGTTTTCAGGGAGCAATCCTACTCACTTATCTATTATTGAGGCTTGCGCCTCTGGGGGGGGGTTTTACTTTTTCATTAATGTCATTTCTGCGACACGTTTCCATTTATCTGGGAAACTAGCACACAAGTCAGCACATTTTATAACTGTACGTAATGACAACTCTCTCAGGTGTTGTTTATTTTCTGTAATGAAGTTCACTACATCAATTTTATCTTCTTCTGTTATTTGATGTTTATTTAACATCCCATCAGCGACGATCTGTTTAATTCGTAAAATCTTATCACGTTCACTATGAATTGTCAAATCCAAGTAATGACATCGTGAAGATAATGCGGCTAAATGGTCGCGCAATTTCTTACTACGGATATGTTCAAAATCTACATTGGTGATGAATACCACTCCGCCTTTGAATTCAAATGAACTAGGAATGCCTTCATCTCTCAATTTATAACTTTCTGCATTCCAATTTAATGTACGCTTCTCGCTTGTATCCAATGCCGCTTTCAATAAGTTCAATGATAATTCATCATAGAACAAGTTATCACAATCATCAAATACCAATATGTTCTTATCACCTTTATATTCATATAACTTGGCATACAATCCCAGTGCGGTAATGGCACCTTTAACTACTTCATATTTCTTAAGTGATTTGTCTTGTGCTATAGTGGCGAATACATCATGTCCACTTAGAACTTTCTCTACACCGAAACTCTTACCTACCCCAGGCGCACCACTAACTAATAATGCCCGTACCTTGCCTGCCTTACATGCTTTGGTCATATCCTCGAGAATTTCAAATCGTTCTCTAAGACGTTCCATAATTTGTTCATCACTTTCTAGTAAATTCATTCTCTGCTCCAGTTAATTTATGTTGTGGTTATTATATCGAGTAATAACCACATTGTCAAGTTTTATTTCCTACAAGCAATCTGGCTTATCACCAAACGCATCTTCATAATATTTTTCAACATCTTCATCTGATAAATTACCATAGTGATCTTTTAAGATGAACATCAAATAATGGCTATCATTCAAACAAGTATCAAAGGCATCCTCAATTACTGCTAGTCGTTTTGCTTCTATGTTCATGATCTGCTCCCAGTTAAGTTATATCTATTATATCAGCTTCTAGCTTTGTTGTCAACTCTTTTAATATTTTTATTTGTCTTTTATTCAATGATAATTTTTCAAGAGTCCAAGCCATCTCTGATAAGCTATAACCAAAGGCATATGGATAGCATATCTCTCCATTACCGTTATGTCGTTTGCTATCATTAGTGATAAATGTTTGTGCAATTTCACTATACCGTCTTATCTCTGGTTTCAACATGTTATGCTCCTTCGTTTAAGTTAGGACTATTATAACACATTAAAACATCCTGTCAACAAAATATCCAACCACCTCGTTTATTACTATTCCATGTTGCAACATGTTTCATATCAGAATAATATAGAAATAATACCTGTGGGTCATTGGACAAAGATTGTTCCACATATCGTTCTTTATGTAAGTTATCACCATAGATATCCAATAAGATATCTTCTAGCTTTCTCTTTACTGCATAAGTTGTAAATTTACTGGCATCAATATTAAGTGTTTTATCAAATGTCTTCATTTAAATGTCCTCATGATATCGTCCTTCAATGCCTCAACACTATCCCATAATTGATCATTAGCCATATCTTCAAATGGTCGCCATACCACATAGGGGAACTCATCATCGGTATCCGAATTAGATAATGCTCCATAGATTTCCAACTCATCATCTTCCACTTCACTGAAGTGAAATCTTGTCGATATCTTGATGGCGTTTAATTCAATGTCATTCATATATTGCTCCTAGTTGTGATGATGAGTTATTATAACACATTAAAACATCCTGTCAAGCTTTATTCTACAGAAAAAAACTTAGTTTTCACCTCTTATAAATCAATAGCTTATAAGAGACTTTTTCACTTTTTCAACACTTAAAATACCTTACCCTTGGTACCACCAAGGGTAGTGGTAATTATAATGCTGTTTAAACGCGTTTTAATTTAATCTTTATATAAATCAAGTACTTTCGAGATGTTCCAAGATATCATCATTGATATCCCATATTATTTCATTTATCCCCGTATCGATTATCTGGTAATCTATTTGTTCTTTGCGTGCTAGTAGTTTTGCATTATCCAAGGTTGTATGAAATGAGATGATGCCATTATGGTAATGAACTTGATACATTATAACCACCTCGCTAAAAGATAACCAAATACGACGCTACCGAGAAATAATACCGTTATTGCTACTATCATGTGATTTTGCTCCTATTTGTTGATGAGCCATTATAATGGCTCATATTGATTATGTCAACTCTCTCTCTACCAAGAACTGTGATACATGAACGACCAATTCTTGCGTGTAGACTGCTTCAATACTTTTCGTAAAAACTTCTTGGTTTCATGTAAATCATAAAAATACCATTCGTTATAATCCGTAGAGCCAAAGAAGAAACCACTTGTGGCAGGTAATAACTTCCTCGCAGTTGATTCATTAACTGATGGTGCCATCCAGTTGGGTTTATTACCTCTTGGCATCACCAACCCATCTAATATCTGAGTGACGCGTTCTTGCAAATCCACCAAATGATTCACACCTACTGGATGATACCCGCAATCATCAATGCCACCTTGTGGATGTTCTACAAACCAATTATGAACTTGATTGGATTTTCTCCAATACATTGCTTCTGTGCTTACCTGATAGGTATCACCCATACGTTTAACCATCCGTATAGTACCGACTTGTCCATCTAAGGTAGGCAATCCGTCTAAGCCTTTACTGATTACCGCACCATTGCCCCAAAATTCAGATACGAATAATCCCTCATCGGTGTCCATATCTGGTTCGTCTACAGTATTGAAATAATCAATATATAGCTTCTCTTTCTTCTTGAATGCCGATAAGGTCTTGCTGGCATAAAAATATTGATCTAATCCCATGTCTTGCTCCTAGTAGAATTCTTCTGGAATGATATTGATAGATTCGATATCATGAAAGGTAAATGTTTCTAAGCATTCTTTGATTGCTGTTTCCTCATCTACCGCAGTACCGATTGAAAGAACAAACTCATCTTCATTCAATCTATTGGATAATGTTATTTCATATATGTTCATTTGCTTGCTCCAATGTGTTAATGTGTGATTATTATATTACATTGATTCAACAAAGTCAAGGTCTGCTTTTAATATATTGGCATTAACAGGACTGGCTCGGTTTAACAACTTAGCCAAATCCCAAAGTTGGTCGGCTGACATATCGGTGATTTCTTCTACTAGATGTTCCAGCTTGGTTAAGTCAATCATGTTGTACTCCAATTTTATTTAAGGGCTTCTGCTACCGATAAGGCATATGAGTAGATATGGTTACCCATATCACCACATTCCTCTACATACTCATCATAACTGTCCTGCTCGTTATCCAATACATATAAGAGCAATGCCTTTAATGATAAGAACTGTTCTAAACTCATCTCTAAATTAATCTTTTTCATTATACCACCCCGTTATGTTCAAATCCATCACACCATAGCAACCAACAGTCCATAATATGATCTGCTTCTGCTACTGTATTGTGGTCATAAAAGAACTCCCGCAATTCTTCTTCACTTACCCGCGCGGTTGTGTTCATATATGCTTTAATGAATGCTTCTTTCTTCGCCTTAGTGATACCGAAAAAACAACTCATGATCTTTGCTCCTTTGTTGATAATGATAATTTTAAATCTATTGTATTCATTCTTCTACTCCCCATCCACCATCACCGACATCAGTTGCAAAACTAACCATATCCATTCTTGGGAATTTTTCCAAGAATCTTATATATTCATCTGGGGTATATTCTTCTGGTACTTCAAAGTACAATGTTGTACTATATGTTAATTCCATGATTTGCTCCTCGGTTGATGTTGTGGTTATTATAATGGAATAATAACCACTTGTCAAATTTATTTTACTATCTTGATTGGATGTCCTAACTTTTCTTCAATCTCCGCAATGGTCATTTCCTTCGCGGAAGTCAATCGTTTATATGATAACGTATATCGTTCAACTAATGCTTCCAGTTCGATTTCCGCATTGACGGCTTTATTGTACGCATCAAACTCAACTACCCAGTTACCACAATAAACATCTTCTATGTCGCCTTCAAATGATAGCATTTCCAATCCAGTCTTTAATCCATCTTCCCAATAATGGTGTAGAACTTCGTCTGGGATGAATACTGTTACTCGGTAATCTATTGCCATTTTATTTGCTCCTTTGTTAAAGTCAGTCTAGTATAACATACCAGACACATTTGTCAAATTTATTTTAGCAGTTCTTCAACATAGTATAATGAGTTGCCATCAAAGCCACCAATGTTCCATTCGGTTATTTCTTCTGGTTCTTCACCATAGCATTTCCAATCATAGATAGTCGATATTGTGCCATCACTCCATTCAATATCCCATTCTACCTGAGTCTTACCGCAATTGGTTATTTCAGGTTCGCCAAATAATTCTACCAGTTTATCATAGGTAGTCAGTACCGATCCACGACCACTTGACATTTGAATTTTGTCCCATTGACCATTGATGATAGTATAAGTTAATTCATTCATTTGATTTGCTCCTCGTTTAAGTTGTGATTAGTATAACATATTGAATAGGTTTGTCAAACTTTATTTTAAACAAAAAAAAGGATATAATAGTAGTTTCTATTATATCCTAATCTTAATATTGGCAAGGCTACACCCAAAAAAATATAGTGTGTCCATTCAAAAATGCGACTTGCCCTAATGGGGTTCATTGATGCTGACCCACCCCAAAATATACGGTCATCCTCTTAGGCATCGTCCCTTACAGTAATAATCGGTTAAAGGAGTTCTTCCTTTACGGTTTCTATTATCTCACTATCTGGTAGCTCTGTCAAGTAATTTTCTTGACCAGATATATAATAATCTAATAAGTCATCATAATCAATCTGTTTCGCCCAATGTTGTAATAACTTGGTTACTGCCATATCCCGCTCGGCTAATGATAATGAGCCATTATAATCTAGATTACTGGCAAGGACATCTACAAAATCTGCTATATCGGTATTCATGTTCTGCTCCTAGTTGATGTTGTGTCTAGTATAACATACCAGACACATTTGTCAAGAATTTCTTTTATTAATTAACATTTCTTCAATGCTATAAACTAATTTGTAATCCAATATCACATAACCATCATACGGATCATCATTCATCAGGTCTTCTAATTCTTTCTCATTAGCGACATAATAGAATATATCCCAGTCATGAACTCCATGTTGGTCTACTTCCTCCCCAGTACATTCAGAGAAGTCTGGTTCTTCACTGAATGAGAAGTGTACCCAATATGTTTCAACTTCATGTTCTGGATGGAATGTTTCATCCAACCATTTGATTTTGACATTTGCACCTATTGGTTCATTCATTGTCTGCTCCTAGTTAAGTTACAGGTTATTATACTGGGATTATTCTACTGTGTCAACTACTTTATACTCATTCTCGTCCATCACTACTAACTTATAAAACATATCACGTTCTAAATCAACTTCACTATAGGCGATGAACATACTATCTTGGGTTTCTTCATCTAATACAGTCATGCCCATTTCTTCATCATCGTCAAGTAAATTGCTATCATCAAAATCACAATTACATACCTGATAGCCAATCCCATCATATATAATTACACTAGCGTCTTGTGCCATTCTTTTAACTAATTCTATATCATTCATCATCTGCTCCACATAAAGTTATATCAGTTATATTCATTGAACCATATTGAGTAGGTTCATCAACACCAGCGTATAATATTTCAAGGGCATCATCTTCTGAATCAGCCTCGATATAATACAATTCTTCAACCATTTGGGTAATCTTATAAGTTGCCATCATTATACCTCATATGAATCCATATAACCAAAGCAATCACTCGCTGGACTATCTAAGGTATCGGCATCAATAAACTCAGCTCGTAATCTTCGTATTCTGGATTCCAATGCTATTATTAATTCTCGATTGGTAATCCGTTCTACTTCTTTGCTTGTTTCTATATCGAAACATACATCAAACCCGTGATTGTAACTTGTCATATCATTGCTCCTAAAAGTGAATGGCTAGTATACGGTAATACCAACCACTTGTCAATCAATTTTTAAAATTAAAAGGACATTTATTGCTTGCTTTTAAAATTTTCTTTTGTAACATATATGAGTTTAAAAATCTTGATCGTAATCCAGCATGTTTGTGTAATTTTAAAAACTCAGCATCATCAACTATATGGTTCTTGACTTCTACCTTACGTTCCGTCAATGGTATGAGGTGTAATAACGGTGTTCCAGCAGTGAATTCAATTAGGTCATCGGCTCTTGGCACAAACATATTGATATGTGATGTGTGCTGATATTTATAATTGACTATGCCGGGCGGTATAAAGACTTTATCTAATGTTTTAATATGATGCCAAAATGGCATACATACATGAAAGTTAATACCTGTTTTTTCAAATAATAACCACGGGGATATTATCTTTAAATGTATAAGATGATCAAGTTCACTACCAAATTCTTCACGGGAATGCGAATCAATAGAAAAGTTTTCCATTCCACTTGAATCTGAAAATTGATATCCAAATATTCCACTCTCGGTTGTTTGTATCTTTACATCACAATTTGATGGAATGACAATACTGTTTTTATGCAAATCAATAAACCCTGAACACTTTTTCATCGTTGATGAATGTCTATCTAATTTGTCAAATTCTGGTGTTCTACCACATACAAAACTTTCAGGTAAATTCTTCCACCAAGTAGGCAAATTTGTGCTAGATTTAACTATCGGGTAATAGTTAAATATACCCAAGTTTGATGTTATACAATCTAATACGATTGTCTTCTTTTTAAAAATAAATAGCATGTCATTCCTTAATAATATTTAAATTCCATCTATCATTCTAGTTACACCAAGAATATATTCACAATCACCTCGATAGTCTGTTTCAACGTCATCATACTCCTCACCAATTCGCACGAACTCAGAATTAACTCCCAAGTCATCAACAAGTTCTAATAAGCCCATGAAGAAATTTACACCAACATAGTCATAGCCTACATACCACTTTATATAATCGGCATGAAAGGTAAAAACATTATCATCAAACCCGTTTCTCTCATTATCACGCATCAAATCATCAATGTAACCTTGTTCCACCTCGGGTAGTTGGGCAAGTGCCTCATCATAGGCTTTCTTAAAGCCTACCATGTTTTCTTCCTTACCATATACCTTGATTGCTACTTCGCTTCTATATCCCATGTTGATCTCCAATTACGTTTAAGTTGTGATTATTATAACAGATTAAAAGATGATGTCAACATATTTCTTCGATATATGGCTTGTGCCATGATACCTTAACGTGTTCACCACCACCCTCAGTAAGATGTTCACCAATGACTTCCTCCAACCAAGTAAAGTCAATGGCTTCTTCATCCTCTACCCGTAATTCTAACACTACCATATATCGTTTTAACATATTATACCCCACTATATAGTAATCGCAACTCTTTTTCACGAGCATCCATCAAATCATAATACTCGTCCATACCAACTCGCTTCAAGGTTGAATGATAAGCATCTAAACCAGCCTTGACTAACTTCTCAACTCGTTTATGCTTCTCTGCCTTGACGGCATCATATTGGGAATTAAAACCCGCTGGCGGATTCTCCCATTGATACTTCATTGCTTGTAAGAGATTGTAATGTTCTTTTGCTACTTTACATAATGCCATGATGTGATGCCCCCAATTGGCTAGTTATTAAAAAATAGTTACACCAACTAATTGATCAATTCTAAAATGAGTAATAGAGAATGTCATTATGTTTTTTGGCTTGAATGTCGTATCAGTAATAACGGTATCTGGATCAGTAACCCATGCTTTTTTATCGCTGTCAAGTGAAACTACCCTGAGTAAATCATCATTGGTGAATGGTAGGATATACCAGTTGTCCTTATACGGGGACATATAAGTGCTACCAAGGTAGAAACTTACACCCTTGCCAACATTAGCCTTTAATAACTTTAACATTTCTTTCTTGTACATGTTCTGCTCCTAATGAATGTTCTGGCTAGTATAACATACCAGCCAGATCTGTCAAGTATTAAAGATCAGTAATAGTGAAGTGATGTCCTACTTTTTCCAATTCACGGATTACCTTAAGGTAATACGCATACTTGGCGCGTGCTTCGGTAATGGTGATCTCACCATCACAATGTAAGTTCTCTGGTGATAAGTTGCTACTTAATGCATCAGCCAGTTCAGTTACATCACTGGCGGATAAGTTCTTGATATCAAACAATGGTAAGTTGGCATAACCTCTCCAAAAGTTTTGTTGTACAATATAGGTGTTTAAGTTTTTCATGATATGCTCCAAGTGAATGTTCTGGCTAGTATAGGGTAATACTAGCCACTTGTCAACTTATTGTTCTTCGTTAGTTGATTTATTTCTAAGTTCTTCTTCGGCTTGATCTTGTTCCCACATATCCATATTCTCAGATATTGCAAACATCTCGTCGATCTCTTTTGGGATGTTCTCAACTACCCATTTGGAATCGCCCTCTATATCATAGCAATCATCAAGACCACAAGCATACAATCCGCAAAATCCAATTCCTTCCTCACAGTAATAACCCTCAACTGTAAAACCTAGTTCTTCTAACTTCTCATATCCGGCAATAGGTGGCGACCACGCACTATCAAAATGTAATGATAACATATTCTCATCCATATCATCGCCTACACCATCTTCATCACCAACATCCCATTTGGTACCCCAATTATCAATGTTCCAAGAATACCAATTCTCTTCTTCCTCTTCTGGTCTGGGAACAAGTTCTTTGAAGAAATCACCTTTCCTGAATGCCCCCAATGCTTTTTCAATCATCGCTGGGTCTTCATGTGTTAAGGTTACATAGTTCTGGCACCAATTTGGCATAATGTCTTCTCCTAGTTGAAAGTATCTTCGGGATGTGCTTCGTCACAATAATCACTCACGCCACGTTCATAACCAATCTTATAATAATGACGGTAAGGATCATCAATGGTATCTCTGGTTTCTTCATTGCCATAGGTCAATCCATCGTGATAACCTAATGCATATGCTTGACATTGTTTAAGGACTTCGTTCTCATTCATGTTCTGCTCCTAAAAGTGAATGGCTAGTATAACATTAAACTTCCAAAGAAGCAAACATATCTTTTAATATCTTTGCTTCATTTTTTGCTGAATATAATGCTTGCTCAATTTGATCCTCCGCTGTACCATCTGTCAATACATCAATGGCATCTTTATACATGCATCCACCTAAGAATTCTTCGGCAAGTTCTACACCTTTATAGAATACTCGTGTGCGTAAGAAAAACCAATCCAAGTCACCATCATCAATATCTCTACACATCTGATCAATGTCAAAGTATGGCTTATTGGTTTCTGGATCAATGCTATCATCAAAACAATCTCTTGGATGAATACCATCCTCGTATGCCTTATCTACAACGATGTCAAACTGGTCACGTGTGGTTTCCAATAAGGTAGTGTAATCTCTCATATTCTGCTCCTAATGAATGTTCTGGCTAGTATAGGGTAATACTAACCAGTTGTCAAGTATTAATTGATTACTAGATTACATAATCCATGAATTTGTTCTCTTTGACGTAATACCCCAAGTCGTACTTGATTAGCAGTTTGCCATTCCCGTAATGGTGTCCATCGTTTAAGACGCTCTGGCGTGAATACATTAAAGGTCAATGCTTCATCCATTCCTTTATGAATATATGTTGCATGACGACCATATGATTGTGACTTGATAGATACCTTAAAACCTAGTGCTTTAAGTTCTTGTTTGAATTGTTTTAATTCCATGATATGCTCCAATGAGTGAATGGCTAGTATATCACCTACTAGCCATTGTTGTCAATCTTTTATTCGTCGTAATCTTCTTCTGGATGACGTCCTGGCAATCCTCTATAATGCGGGTTTTTCTCCCAAGTATCATATGGGGAAGATATCCATTCCTCATCTTGACGCTCTTCACCATATACACTAGCATACTGAAATAATGCTTCAGCCATATACTCCGCATTAGACATATAATCTGAAGGTGTAAATCTATCATCTTCCATCATTCTTGCTCCACTTCGTTTAAGTTGTACATAGTATAACACATCAAAACATCTTGTCAACTTTATTTTATTTTATTCTACCTATTGACATGAATAAACTATGCTGTATAATAGACACATCATCTAAGGATTAGAAGTGAAGCCCGCCAAGGGAAGACATATATGGCCAGACCAACTTGCTTCGCATTTATGTCAAATAACAACCAACCTACCTTTGAAATTACTGGATATGCATTGACTGCCAACATGCCATCCTAGCAAGTGTTTTCCATCTTGACATTATACCGCCATCCTTGGCAGTTGTCAAGTTATAATATTCTCATTACCCGTTCGCCATGCTTCCTAGCAAACTTCCTCGCCATCTCATAATCATCAAATTTTTGATGATCGAGATATTCACCCACAATAGAACATTTTGCCCAATAATGTACAATATACATAAAACCCCCTGATGAATGAATGGATAGTATACCACTACTAGCCAGTACTGTCAAATGTTTATTCCAAGATATAAGGTTTATCCCATTGACCAATATTGATATCAACATACCAACCAACATCAAAGTAATCAGATTGAATATCCGATCGGTCATGGTTACCAGTATTCAATAATGGCATGACTTCATTCAAGAAGGATAACGCCGGTCCGGTATAGTGCTCTTTATACCAATAATTATTCACACTACGGCCGTAGCTAGTATCGAAATCAATCTTACCAGAACGTAAATTCAACACTAAGGTGGAATGGTGCCGGACCGCTAAGCTGCCCTTCACACCATGCTTCTTCAATACCGCAGCTACTGCCGGCGCGATTGCTTTCTTACGTTCTTGATTCATATATGCCATGTCATGCTCCAAGTTGATTAATGAATGGTTATTATAACATATTAATTCAGGCTGTCAAACTATTTCCATATACCAGTTTCAATTACTTTTTTGCTATTAGGAAAATAATGATATACCCAAGCTAATCCATATTCTGTTTCTATCTCGGTTCTATCATAAAACATAGGATAACCCTCTAATTGATCACAGTAATCTAAACTTTCTAGTTCATATACCTCGCCAATAATCGCGGTATTACCTGTCATTGTTATACTTGGATATGCTCCCATATCATACATCGTATAGTTTGGTTTAGTAGTATGATAACCAACAAATAACGCGTTGCCTAATACAGAATGATTGGGGAAACCTTTCTTCAAAGTCCCATATACAAATAACTTCATTCCCATTATACAGCTAGCAATCCATCATGTCAAATCTATTTTTCCAACTATCAATCAATACTTCTCTTAATTGGTCCATATCCTGGTCGGTACATTCCCCTACATTCAATACATCAGTATACGCGGTCAATACCTGAATTAACTTATAATGCCGTTCAGGGGATAATTCTAAGTTATAATTATTATCATTCATACAGCTAGCATGTCCAATTGAAGAGTAACACCCCGCCAGGTCCCCATAACTCCCCTGGTATCCCTGGACCCCTCATCGGTGAAATTTTCCATCTCTCCTAGGGCCAATGTACAAGCAGCATTGAAGCTGCTATAATTGCCAACACCTTCACGAATGGCACCGGCAGTAGTGTGGAAACTTACACCGGCACTTCTCACCAAAATAGTTCGTTTATCTGTTATCTTCATTTTGTACTCCAAGTTAAGTTACGTGTATTATACAGCTAGCAATGCCAGGATGTCAATCAATATCTTCATCTAAATCAAAGGGCCCAAGTGGTACATTGACATCATCGATGCCACTGTATTGAGTGTTGTATACTTCATTCCATTGGGTCCCACAATCACAACACTCAACTATCTGCAGCAAAGTATTGGTCTCACGATCGAATTCATATTCTAGATATTCATGATCTTCACCACTGCAATGTGGACACTCTTTAAGCTTATTCATATTCATCTCCCAGTTAAGTTATGTGTATTATACAGCTAGCAAGGTCTACTTGTCAAACTTTTTCTTCCAGGCTATAATCAATCCCACATAACCGCAGATTAATACAGCCTCGATACACCATAGCAGCACCCAATTGATCACAATGTGCGCAGTAACTCTTGGGCCATCACCACAATGGTGATCGTAGATATGGCAGCAGCTGCTATCATGAGTAGAATGTTTCCCAGGATCTTCATATTACAAACATCAACCCAATCGCGATAGTGACAAGCGCCGCACTAAAGAGTATAATGTACTCTATCGGGGTTGCCAGTCTGGCAAACGGACACTCCGCCGCACTCTCATCTATATTCATACCAGGGTTCTTCTTACGGTTCTTATTACTTTCTTTCATCACTTCTCCTTATTGTGAATGCCAGTATAACATACCGGAAGGATAATGTCAAGTATTAATTGTTCGGTAAATCGCGGACAAACGGAAACACCAGTATCCCGGCGTTGTTTTGAAATTCATACATATACAGCTAGCAATCTCGTGATATCATGTGTCTGGACTTATGGCTGCCAGGATATTACCAGGTTGACAATGTATTTATACTTCTTCGTCCTGGAATTCTATATGCCAGAACAATGACGGAAATGGCGCTATGATATAATCTAACGCGGCTTCATCATCATCAAATACTGCAAAGTCAACCTTATCATGAGTGGCCTTCCAGCAAATGGTCAAACCATCTACACGTTTTACTCTTACTTCATGTGTGGGAAATGTCATGCCAAATAATACTTCTTTATCATTCATATCAATACTCCATACTGTAATATAATACTTATCATTATATCACATCATTACACAGCTAGCAAGTCTTATCTACCTGTGGATAACTTCTAGCCTGTGGATAACTTCTAGCCTGTGGATAAACCTGTGGATAACTTTGCCCTAGCCTGTGGATAAGTCTAGAAAGGCTTATAAAACAATGACATAGCCTGTGGATAACTTTTCCCCCTATGTGATGTTATATCATTACACAGCTAGCAGGATAGAATTTTCACCCTCCTGGGCACTATAGAAAAAGGTTGACAGATGGTGGTGAAAAGTGGTATAATGTGGTGGGCTATGGTGAAAATGGGCATAGTTGTAATACATACTTAGAAATGTGGATAAACCCTAATAGTTATCCACAGGAGAGAAAGTTATCCACAGGGTTATCCACAGGGCAGATGTGTCCCTCTATACGCCTCTTGAGCGTGGATTATTATCATGTATATGATATGGGGGGATATAGATCGCACAGCTAGCAATATAGGGGATATATGATTATGCACAGCTAGCACTATTGACAATATGAATGATATATGTTATAATGGCCAATTATCCAAGGAGGGAGAAGAAGATGAAGTATTGTAACACTTGTAAAGAAGAAAAGAGTATAGAAGAGTTTAGTAAGAATGTTACTAAGAAAGATGGATTAGCGTCTAATTGTAAAGGATGTTGTAAAGCATGGCGTGAAGAAAACAAAGATAAGCAACAGGCATGGCATAAGGCATATCGTGAAGAAAACAAAGATAAGCTAAAAGCATATCGTGAAGAAAACAAAGATAAGCTAAAAGCATATCGTGAAGAAAACAAAGATAAGCAACAGGCATGGCATAAGGCATGGCGGGAAGAAAACAAAGATAAGACAATGGAATATAACAAGGCATATCATGAAGAAAACAAAGATAAGCGAAATGAATATTCAAAGATATATAACGAAGAAAACAGAGATAAGCGAAATGAACGTATAACAAACAGATATCAACAAGATCCATTATTTGCCATTACACTGCGTATTCGTTGTGCTATTAGAGGTGCATTACAAAAGAAAGGATATAGGAAGTCATCTAATACTACAAAAATACTTGAATGTAGTTTTGATGAGTTCCGTATGCATATAGAAAATCAATTTCATTCAGGGATGTCGTGGGACAATCGGGAGTTATGGCATTTGGATCATATAGTGCCGGTATCATTTGGTGCTAATAAAGAGGAGATCATTAGGTTAAATCATTACAGTAATTTCCGTCCATTATGGGCAGAAGAGAATTTAGAAAAGAAGGATAAGCTAACGGAGGAGGCATTATTGCATCCTATCTATCATGAGTTGATTGCTAGTCGAATGTAATATATCCAAGGAGGGAGAAGAAGATGAAGTATTGTGGTAAGTGTAAAGAAGAGAAGAGTAGGGAGGAGTTTAGTAAGGATATTAGAGCAAAATATGGATTACATTCTAATTGTAAAGTATGTAATAAAGCATCTAGTAAAAAACATTACGAAGTTAATAGAGATAAGATAAAGGCATATTATGAAGAAAACAAAGATAAGATAAAGGCATATAGGGAAGAAAACAAAGATAAGATAAAGGAAAATAGCAAGGCATGGTATGAAGGGAACAGAGATAAGATAAAGGAAAATAGCAAGGCATGGTATGAAGGGAACAGAGATAAGAAAGCGGCATATCGTGAAGAAAACAAAGATAAGATAAAGGAATATAGCAAGGCATGGTATGAAGGGAACAGAGATAAGAAAGCGGCATATGACAAGGCATGGTATGAAGGGAACAGAGATAAGAAAGCGGCATATGACAAGGCATATAGTGAAGAAAACAGAGATAATCGAAATGCACATATGAGAAACAGATATCAACAAGAACCATTATATGCGTTATCAATGCGTATTCGTTGTGCTATTAGAGGTGCATTACAAAAGAAAGGATATAGGAAGTCATCTAATACTATGAAGATAATTGGGTGTAGTTTTGAAGAGTTTTATGAATATATAGAGGTGCAGTTTCATTCGGGGATGACTTGGGATAATAGATCCTTATGGCACCTGGATCATATAGTCCCTGTAGCATTTGGCGTTAATGAGGAGGAGATCATAAGATTAAATCATCATAGTAATTTTCGTCCGTTATGGGCAGAGGAGAATATGGAGAAGAGCGATAAGTTAACAGAAGAAGCATTACAGCATCCCATCTATCATGATCTTTTATCCAGGAGATAAATAACCTATATGAAGATAAGAGAAATCATAAGAGAGAGTATAATGGAAGCGCCATTGCCAACTGAGTGGGATGCTGCTGTATATACACCTGCACAATCTTATAAGAGGAGAATAGATTATGCGGTAGCGCGGGCACAAAAGTTAGGAGCAGGTTCCAGTAGAGTGGCGTTTGACATACCCTATCAGGGACGCGCTACTGTATTGAAGGTAGCCAAAAATGCCCGTGGGATGATGCAGAATGAAGCTGAGGCGGATTTATTATCAGATGGTTATTTGAATCAATTGGGCATCATCATACCATTAATTGATTATGATGAGGAGCATGCCGAGCCTGTATGGATACATGTAGAGAAAGCTCAAAAGGCTAGTCAGAAGCAGTTGTGTGATCTGATGCGATGTGGTAAATTGGAGTGGTTGGTAAATGCTGCCAAGTATGCGCAGACTGGTCGTGGACAGGATCATAACGATGATGTAGTGAAGCTTTATGGCAAGGAGTCGTTGGAGACTTTTCACCATTATGTAGATTTATTGCAGGAGCTATATGGTTTTGATGTTCAATTGGATGATTTTTCCCGGGCGGCCAATTGGGGATTATACAATGGTTCTCCGGTGATTATCGACATGGGATTTACCAAGGCGGTTGCTAGTCATTATAGAACTTTAAAGTAAAGAAGGTCCAATCCTCAGCAGTACAATATCCCATTATTTTGATGCAATTAACGATTCCATCACATGCTGGGTCATAAGAGGAATATTCCTCTTTGGAGATTTCCCTACAATGTTTTGTCGTCCATTGGCCCACCTCACCTTCTAACCATTCTTGTATTTTACCACATACCATCCGGCCAGGTTCTGGTTCGTATGGTGGCACCATGATTCGAAGATTACCTATTATACGTCTTTCATACTCCTTATTGGCAAATATTTTATATCGCATTAGCTCCACCTCAACATAAACCAGGTAAAATGTGCTTCACTTTCAAAAACAAGCTCTCCATCATCCAGTTTGACATTATGTTCAGCCATGTATGCGTCCCAAAAAGATTTTCCGGCCATATGCCCTAATGGGTGTTTGAATGCCTCATATGAATTTGCATAAGCCCTCCAAACTTCGTTATTGAGTTTAAGATCAACATTAACCCTATATGTCATCATAACCACCTCAAAGAAAACCAATTCTTATGTTCACTTAATTTAAATTTATAGATACTAACATACCAGAAGGCACCATCTCTACCCCAATTACCTTTGCCAAATTGCTCATTACACCATTGATCCATATCAGTCTGACGATCATAATAATAATCATATGGTTTAACAAACATTCGTTTTACTTCAACCATATAGGGAAACTTTCTTTTAAGTTTTCTTCTATCTTTACTATTCACAACCACCTCAATATAAACCATTCATGGTTATTCCTAACTTGAAATACATATCCACAAGAACCAGAACTCAACATGAAAGGATCACAATTGTTTTGATACATCCAAGCTCGAACTTCATCATAATCATCTGAATTTTTACATTCATAGACGGGATGATCGATCCACCCCGGATAGGTTGTTTTAATTATTTTCAACTCCACCTCAACAAAAACCAATTACGATCTTTCTCATTTGTAAATACCAATTCATCAAAGATTAAATGATTTCGCCACCGCCAATAATCACATAGCTGATTATCAACTATCTGATATCCTGATGGACCAAATGTTTCTTCACACCAACGTGTTATTTCTCTTTTCTGGCTAGTAAGAAATCCATTAATTGATGCCGCATAATATTTCTCATCTGATTCATTTATATAACTTTTGGTATTGATTATTGTCATGACCACCTCAACAAAAACCAAGTATATTTTTTAGGATCATTAAATATCAGTTTAGCATACCTTAACTGATTATCCCATTCAATATGCTCGATATCATGTATGGCTAATGCCTGAGAAATTTCCTCATTGGTAATTCCCCAGGGATCGTTGGCTCGCAAATCATTTATAAAATTTTTCCACCATAATGGTGCGTGGCCAAAAGTTGGTAGCTTAACTTCAATTGGGTTCATGACCACCTCAACAAGAACCAATTACGATCAGCGTCATTTTTAAAATATATAGTATTACGATGGCTCCATTCCCATCTGCCACCAAATTGAAGAGAGTCTGATTTTCCAAACGTTGAGTAACACCAGAGCAGTATATGATCTCTATTACTGTATTGTATATCTTCAACAACGTGATACACGATCGGTTCGTGTAGTTCATCAAAGGTCATCTCATATGTTTTCATAACCACCTCAACAAAAACCAATGATATAACGAGGGTTGTAAATAATAAGCAATTTTATCATGGGGGGGATCCATACCCTTCCATAAATCTGTTGGTTGTTGTCTAACCCAGGTATGAAGTTCTTCACTTTCTTGAAGGGTATTGAAGGAAGGGTCATCGTAGCAATGAACTATACCATTATGAATGAACAATTCGTATCTACCATTTCTTGGAAAGCCATCTCGATGTAACGATTTCATGACCACCTCAACAAAAACCAAGTCTTATCAGATTCATTTTTAAATGTCAAAATGGTATATTCATCTGATTTATTTTCAACATTTATAATATTATCATCCAATGTTGAAATAAAATCAATCCAAGATCGACTCTGTAGTGCATTATGGCCATACCATAGATTATATAATTTTTTATCTAAAAAACAACCATATTGTATTATAATTTTATTCATCACTCCACCCTCAACACGAACCAAGTTAAATCTTTTTCACTTTCAAAGGTAATCATCCCATATCCAATTGATTGATATAATCTACCATTAAATTTTTCAACATATTGTCTTACTTGTGTGGTATTCCTAAATTTACCATTTTCATCAAATGATATAAACTTCCATAGTCGATAGTTTAACTTTAATATATTCATGACCATCTCAATAAGAACCAATTATAATGAGCTTCACTTTCAAAAAATAAATGCTCCCTGGAATACCTACCACTAAATTTAGCTAGTTCTTCATCAATGATACTAAATGTTTCAGCCTTTTTATTAGCTATGAGATTCCGTCTAACTGTACGTGGTATACTTTCCCAATGTATACATACTGTATAGTTGTCTTTCACACAGATGTACCTACTGTAAACCACATTATATCCTTTTCATTACGAAAAAATATTCTAGATTCTATTATATTTTTTTTAGGGTGCCATTTGAAGGTATATTGCCATCTACTATTTTTAGCAAGTGAATGACCAGTTCCCCATTGAGTTTCACAAAAACGAACCCACATAAAGAACTTTGTATCTTCGTCCGTTGTTTCAGTCTCTGCATAATATTTGTAGCCATGTCGGTAGAGGTTAAATCTTTTATCTAATTTAGAAATTTTCATAGTAGCTGTGAGTTTTTATCAATAAAATGTAATAATAACATAAGTTAATCCAACTAGTCAAGATCAATTGTTACTTTCCTCCCCACTTCAAGATAAACCAAGTGTATTCCTGATCGCTAATTTGCCATCTTGCTCCATTCATAAAGACAATGGATCTAAATCCACATTTTTGGAGGTAATCGGTTATAGTTGGGGCATAATCTTCTGCATGTTCCCAATAGTCATGCATGAAGTTATCATAATCGCTACAATCTATTATTTTCAACTCCACCTCAATGAAAACCAATTACGATCGCCTTCTCTTTCAAATAATATAATACAACGAGTTAAGTACTCCATACCTCCAATTGTCAAAGTATTCTCGTCAATGCGTACTGTCCTCATGTCCCACTTACCTGTAATAGTCGACGAGTTTAACCACTGTTTTATTTCCTCATACTCACCTATAAGGTCGAGTGCGGGCGGCTTAGGCATGATGTAATAGTATGTAAATTTTTGTTCATTGACCCATTCATTAATAGGAATTGACATTAACTCCACCTCAATATAAACCAAATTTTATACTGTTCTTTTTTAAAGTAAAAGATTTCAACTATATTGTAAAAATCGTTATCATTAGTTTCCCAAGTCCACTCCCATTGGCCTTTGCCAAATTGCTCATTACACCATGCCGTACGTTCGTCTATCATGCCCATATCTAATTTAGTCAAACTAACTGAATATAAAAATTTACTCATTTATTACCCCCACCTCAATACAAACCAAGTATAATCTTCATCACTCAATGAATACTGATATGTACCAGGAACCCATTCTGCTGATTTATATCCAAGATTACGTAAAAACCTTACTCTCCCTATACTTGAAATAACTCGAAAGCTGGCATCATTTTCACGTGCTAACTTATTAAGTTCTGGATAATCTGTAAATATTACTCTTTTCATAACCACCTCAACAAAAACCAATTACGA